GGTAATAAGCGTATTTTCGGGAGACGTAAAAACTTCCCAAGCCGAGGAGGCGGGTTCGACTCCCGTATTCCGCTCTTTAGCAGGAATACACTGAAAATCAACACCTTACAAAATTTCTCTGTAAAAAAGAAATCAGAAAACAGCTATATTCATACGGAAAATTTGGCAAATAACCCGTCATAAACGTGGCTAAATCTGGCGATTTTGTGGGTAAATCTGTGAGTAAAAAACGGCAGGTTTGATTATCAGTGAAAAAACACCTGTATAAATTATGATAACGAGCATTAAGCCATACGTCGATGGAAAGACGAATTGTGTGTACTTCATTATTTCTTACAAGAAGAAAAGATTCCAAGTAAGTACTGGCATGAGGAGTAGCGAAAAGTTCTCGGGCCTCGTGTTTCCAAACAGTACGCCAAACAGTACGGCAAAGACGGCACGCCTTGCAAGTCTCTATTCCTCCATAGACGCATATATGGAGAAACACCTGGATGAACCCTTCGAGTTGATGAGGCGCAATATCAAAGCTATCATTAACGGCGAGGAGCCTCAGTCGGGACAATCACTCGTCCACTACTTCGAGGAGTTTATGGAGACAAAGACCAACGAAAGCACCCGCGGTATCTATGAGACTACGAGAAAGCGGCTGGTCATGTACGACGAAAAGGCATTGATCGATGATATTGACCGTAGGTGGCTTGACGGTTTCTTGGCACACGAAATCATGCGTGGCCGCAAGATGAATGGAATTGCCATTGACTTCCGCAACATGCGGGCCGTATTCAACTGGGCAATAGACAACGAGGAAACGAAGAATTACCCGTTCCGCAAGTTCACCATCAAAACGGAACGACAAAAGTTTCTGTACCTATCCATAGAGGAGATGCGCGAATACAGAGACATTGAGGTAGAGGACTTCATGGAGAAGTACCGTGACATGTTCCTGCTCGGATTCTATCTTATCGGCATCAATCTTTCTGACCTTCTTGAGCTGCCAGCGAATGCTATCAAGCACGGACGCATTGTATATAGGCGCAAGAAGACGGGCCGTCTGTACGACATCAAGGTAGAGCCCGAGGCCCTGGAGATTATTAACAAGTACCATGGTACGAAGCATCTTGTCCGTTTCCTGGATGATGGCACAAAGTTGTCGAGTTTCAAGCGACGGCTTGGAGACTACATCAAGAGGATAGGAAAGGTAGAATTGGTGAAGAATCGCAGGGGCGCACTTATCAAGAAGCAGTTGAAGCCATTGCACGATGATATTGTGTGGTACACGGCCAGGCGTTCATGGGCCACGATAGCGGCCAGCCTTGACATTCCGAAGGAGGTGATAGGAAAGGCCCTCGGCCATAGCGAATGGGATTCGACGACAACTGACCTATACATCAATTTCGACAACCGAAAGATAGATGAGGCCAACAGAAAGGTTATCAATGCGCTCAATGCCGACTTGGCCCTAAGCAGGACCGATTAGGAGGTAAACACTAATCACAGTCATAGCAAGGTGTAATCTGTTTGAATTATCATGTTAACAAAATGTCATTTCCTTAACATGTCGCATGAAACGTGTTAAGGAAACGGCGTTTTGGCTAACATGTTCTTTAGTATGAGCATACTAAAAGCATGGCGAGAGGTGCTCACGCATCCCCCGCCACTTAAATAGACATAAAACGAAAGAATATGTTTAGTAATTTCAATCAGTCCGCATAATTAGAAATTGCACACTTTTGAGCATTTGTGCAATTTTGTTTAGAACAAACTAAGCTGCACTCTCTTGTTTCCTCGCAAAACAAATCCACGAGGTGTGTGCGCTTTGGCAAGAGGCGCACAATGCGCTCCGCCAGTTTGTTTTTGCTCCCTTTGTATGGAAGTCCGTATTTCATACAACATTTGTTTTTGTTACAATCTGTTCATTCGTATTCTACCAATATTGCTGGCGCCTTGGTCATCGAGCTCGTCCCGTGAAGGATGTTCCCGAAGCCTTCCTTGCGGTAATGGGCCGTGATGGTTGCACTTATCTGGGGGGGCAGTTTATTGCTCGCACATTATTCACACCTATTTGTTGCAGTAAATGTCGCCGTTCTTTGTGTAACAGTTTCCCATGACTTTTCCGCAATAGATGTCTCCGTCCTTGTTCTCCACATTGCCCCCAACCGTCCGACATTTGATGTCTCCGTCCTTTGAAACAACCGTCCCGACATGCCCATTCACGGTAATCTCTCCTTCTTCTGTTGTCAGGCTTTCAACGTTTCCCGTTATCTCAATTTTCAGGACGGGTATCTCACTCTCATCAAACACTTCAATCGGCTTCCCGTTCACATAGATGCCGTCGGATGTGAAACTGATGCTCTTTCCCGTCAGATCGATGTTGCTCCCATAGATTTGGGTGCATCCATTGTTAATCATTTTCTTGATAAATACCATTTTGAATTAGTTTGTCTTTATCGTGAGGGCAAGGTCCGTCCGTCACGTTCACCCTTGTTGTCACCACGATGCTTTTGATATATGTCATACTTTTTTGTATTCAAGCAAAGGCGAAAAGCAATAGAAAGATCATTCGCAATAGCAAAAGTACACACAAAAGCAGTATCACCGCACAGTCCGTATTTTGCTCATCTTTCATTGATTCAAGCTCTTCATATTTCCTTTTCAAATATTCTTCTGTCATGTCGTCTTATTTCTTTGTCGTTACTTATGTTCTATCAAGCACCCTTGTAGGCAGCGGCACAAAGGGCACAGGGGAGACTGGCTACACCCATCCGAACCACTCCTCAAGGTGAATTTTGGATGCACGGATACGCTTTCTTTGCTCTTCCGCTTAACTTTCCTAAGCGCTTTGTTAAACCTCTCGTCATTGTTGAAGAACCGCATGATCCATCGTGTTGACAGTTTGTACATCGGACTGAGCGCAAGTTTCTTTGCTAATCTTACTTTCATTGTCTAATGTTGCTTCTTTGTTTGTAATGGCCCGCCTTTCGTATCAAACGAACAAGTTGGGCTGGATCCGCCTTAACACCTTCTGCCTTGCGTTTCATATTAGTTACTACTGTTTGTTAATCAAAACAATGTCTGTTGCGCCATTTCCAAGCGGATGCGCTTGCAAGCCTTGTCGTAATACTCGTTGTTGAGTTCAAAGCCGATAAAGTTGCGTTTCTCGCGGATGGCCGCTATGGCGGTGGTTCCGCTACCCATAAATGGGTCGAGAACTATGTCGCCTTCTTGACTTGAATTGATGATATGGTTTTCAAAGAACCGCAAAGGCTTTATTGTTGGGTGCCCCCAAGTTTTCTTGTCGGTAGTATTTAGGGGCGTAACGAAGAATGTCCCTTTAGTATGAACGTTCCCGTATATCGGTACGCCTTTTTCTCTAAAGAACAAACAATACTCGGTGTCGCTAACGTATTTGTTTCCACACGCAGGAACGGGATTTGTCTTGTGCCATGTAAGCAAATTCCAGTAACAGCCTTTACCTCGTACAAAGTAATCTAAGTAAATCGGTATTTGTTTTTGACTGCACCACAAGTATATATTTATCTTCTTTAAAACCCTGCAACATTCATCTAAAACCTTTAGGTCAAATCCACTTTTTATATCTTCGAGCTCTTTTGCATAACGCTTGTCGTCTTGCGAATAAATACCCCCCCGATATTGTCTAACAAATACGGAGGGTCTGTCACTACTAACGAAACACTTGAATCTGGAATCTTTTTCATTCCTTCCAGGCAATCTTCGTTGTATATTTTGTTAAGCTCTATCATGTTATTGTCGTCTGTTCAGTTGAACCATTTCAAATTGTCTCTATCAGCATTTCTTATACTTTCCGTATTTGGTCAATCGGGCAAAGTACTCCTTGTAGCCTTCGTTTTTTCTTCGGAACACCAGATGGTTCTCCTTCATGAAGGCTTCAATCTCACGGAGGCTTACCCGGCCAAGACCACTCATGGCCAACATGTGCTGAAAGCTGTTGTATTTCGTTATCATGTCGCCTACGGTCTCAATACCTCCGAAGGTCAGACTATTTGTTACTCGGACGCTGAATCCACAATTAGATATTTTCTTGTAGAACAAGGCAGGAGGCGTAAGGAGCTCCCGTTCAAATTTTACGCCGGGTATGTTTTTGATAAATTCTTGGAGAACGATTATATCATGGCAAAGGGCCTCATTCTCCTTCAATAGCCTGGCATTGCTCTTTAAGTCTTTCCTTAACTCTTGATCTTTGTCGCAGAGGTGTCGGCAGGCGCTGATCGTTATCTGCCGTATGCGTTCTATCGTCACGCCTTTTTCTTCGGCAAGCTCGGTCAAATCTTCACCTATGAGCACTCCATGCAACACACTTTCTTCTCTACGCGGAATATGGATGTCTCCTACAATCTCGATCAAGGTCGTTATGGCCCATCCCATGGCTGGATGATTGAAACGAGACAAAGTAGGGCCAAGGAATCCTTTCCGCAACTCGGCAATCTCTTCTTTTACCTCATTGCGCAACCGTTCCAACTCATCAAGCTTTTTCTGGAGCATTTTCTCGCTGGCAGGAATCATGCGGTATTGCTTTGCATACTTCTCCACGTCCTCAGCATTCACATAGATGAGGTTTTTGTGATCCTTGAAACCACCAAGCAACCCCTCTGCCATGTAGTTGGAGATAGTGCTGATTGAAACGCCGAGATACTCGGCAGCTTCTTTTCTTGTCATTCTTTTCATTTCGTTCTATATTTTGTTTAATGTTGTATTCTTTTGGAAAACCCGCCTATTCTCGCGAACCAGCAGGAAAAATGCATAACTTAGTTACTGGAAAATACATCCTAAATTCATGGGACGAAAATCCCCCATCCTTTGCTCGTGTCGCGCACAACGAACTCAGGATAGGGGCATATATAGTGTTACCTATAAAGATGGACTTAATCCTATTTGAGACATGGAGCGCGACTTCCAAGTTATTCTCTCACCTTGTCCTGGCGGCTCTGGCGGGAGTCGAACCCGCTACCCTCCACGAAGGATGCACCAAATCCACTTGGCAGGGCCTTGGGAAGCAGCGGGTGATCTCCTCCGCCGCAACCCCAAGCAGGACTTAATGAAAAGAATTGTCGGTGCAAAGATAAGCGTTTTGATACCAAACTTCCAAACAAAAACGCCGTAAATATTTGAGGCTCAATGTGTTACGCTTCGTTTATAAGTACAATAACAAAAGTTAAGACCACGGCATACATTGGATATTGTCCCGAATTATAAGTACAATAATAACACAAATGTTAAAGTTTGTATATCCACTCTCGGTTTTTCCCACAGTTACATAGTGGTTACATGCCAAGAAGACGGGAGAAAACTAACAGATTAACGCAAAATCGGCAATATTGCTTAACTATTGGTCTGTAAGCAATCCTGCCCAAAAACACACCCGTAAACGGTTCGCAAACAGTTACAAACAGTTTGAAACAGTTGTGCAACAGTAATCGGCTTGTAACTTTCTAAAACACAACTATTTACAAAGGTGTTGAAACGCCTTGTAAACGGTTCTGCAACAGTTATGAAACAGTTGCAATACGGTTTGCCTTGCTGATTTTGGGCGAAGTGCTACTTACGGATAGTTACTTTTTGCACCTATCGCCATCCCGTCTTCCGTCCACATAGTTACATGAATCGGTGGGAGCCAGGAAGGGCAGGGCGACGGCCCTTGTTGAGGCCATATTGGCACGATTGCCATATCATGGAGGAATGATTTTGGGATGCCTGACGGTCAGAAAAAGCGGATGGGAAAGGGACGTGCCCCCTCCCATCCAGTACGCCCTTGCGGGCTCGGTACGGCCAAACACCTCGTCATTACAGATGATTCTAAGTGTAGGGTAGGTTTGAAGGAAAAGAAAAACCCTGCTATCCTCACGGACGACAGGGAAAAAAGACACACAAAAATGTGAATAAAGCCACACTATATTGAATAATGGCATTCCCCCCGCTGGGGATGTACAAATATTATCATTCGTAAGACTAAAGAAAGGGGCTGCTATCCTCACGGACGGCCATCCCCGCAAAACATTCACTCGAAACTAAAAAACAAAACCTTTCTATGTGTATTAACTATGAGTATGTCGTAGGTCTGCAACAGTTGAAGTCTCGTTGAAAGAAGTTGGCTACCCTCGCGGGCAACCAACTCTGAACACTTTCAATTAACCATAAACAAAAGAACTAACTATTCTCGCGAACGGTTTGTTATGGAATAACACAATTAACTAAAAACTAACCAGTACTAAAAGCATCTGAGTTTGTCCGGTTCAAAGGAAAAAGGATGGGGACGCACACCTGACCCGCACGCCCCCACGGGTTTTACCAGAACCTGTATCTCTTTTTGGTTTGAAGGGAAAAGTTTATCCTGTCCAAAGGAAAGGAAGAGGAGGCGGGAGCACATTGCCCGCGCGCCTCCCTCCCTGGGTCATCCGAGGTTCTATGTCTTCTTGGCTTGAAGGGAAAACCTGCCTATTCTCACGAACCAGCAGGAAATGGATTCTTTATTATATATGATCAAAAACTCTTTCCCTATTCTATTCGAGGCTTGAAGTAGTGGCCTCCTCTTCCTGGTGACCGCTCTCGTCGTCCTCTTCTATGCTATTGACCTCCACGGCCATGATCTTGCCCATAGCGTCGGTTATGTCGTCGCACATGGCATTGTAGTGCTCCACAAAGTCATCTACCCGGCTGCTTAGGTGGACGCCGTATTCGCCCTGCGCCCGATCGGTCTCATCCGTGAAGTCCTTATAGACGGCGTGGAGGCTGACAAGCACCTTGGCCAGCTTCGGGTTCAACACTCTGTTCTTTGCACTCTCATTCATAACGGTTTTTTTCATTGTTTATTATAATTGATATGTAAAAATTGATTTCCTCCGTTTCATTTTTGTGTTATCGCACACACTATTGCATGGAGAGCGACGTTTGTTTGTTGAGGCCGACAATGGTAAGCAACTCGGCAAATGTAGCGTCATACCATCGTATCTGCGTCTGCTGCTGGTAGTTGGGATGCTGCTGGTTTTGTCCGTACTTGTCAAATGCGGGCTGCAATACCATCCATTTATGCACCTTCCCGCCACGTCCAGGGCGTGTGGCCTGTTTGACAATTCCCTTTATCTCCAAAACCTTGTTGAAAGCCTGTGTGGATATTCCCACACCATGAGAAAGAAGAAGATCGCGGGAGGCGTGCGTCACGGGTTTCTCCGTGCCCGCATTCACGGCCATTGGCAAGGTGTCTTCAAGGCCCACCATTTTGCCAATACGCTTTGCCATACCCAACTTGCTTGCATCATTCAGGTTGAGGAACTTTGCGCTCCAGTCGGCGAACGTTAAGCTCGCGCTCATTCGTTCGTTGAGGCTTGCTTGCTGCTTCGATGCCGAAGAGGAGAATGTTCCCGTCTTGCGGATTTCCTTTAGGATAGTTTTCACTCCTTTCTTGAACTGCTTGGCAATAGGCTTGCGGCTTTGCATCAATACCTCGTACAAGCCATCCTCGGTTAAAAACCACGTCTCACCGCTACGACTGCCTAAGTTCAACTTAGTCAGTTCTTCTTGATCTACTCGGCTAACCATGTCTGTAACATTTGACATTCCTAACCATTCGGCAACATCACTTGCACGGAATAATGGCTCATCAGCCGTTCCGTACACGTCAATCTCCTTTCCAAGAAAGGTTGACTTCTTGATAATTTTTGTTTCTTCCATCTTGTGAGCTAATAAGAAGAATTATAGGCAAACAAAAAGCGGTCGCCATATACGCTGTTCACAAGATGGTATTCCACTCCGAAAGAGCTTCGTTTTTTATCTTACGTATAGGCGACCGTATATTGGTCGTGTATGGGCATAAAAAATGCTCATACATAACGAATGAGCAAAGACCGCTGCTCTGGCGGAATGGTTTACCATTATCTTGTGAACGATGCAAAGGTAAGACTATTCTTTCAAACGAAATATGAGATTGCAGGATTTAACAAAACTTTAACACACCATAGGGGAAACCATTTTATTGATGCCAATAAAAAGGTATGGCCGCTTCTGAAAGATGAAAGAAAGTTTGGGAAATGAAACTTTCACGTTTTTCATCCTTCGGGATGGTCTCGGGATTCCTTCGGGATGATGAGGCTTGCCGTATTTTTGATTTATAAATAAAGTAAATCCCATCTGTGTGTAACAGACGGGATTCTCTTTGTTGAATGCTTTGTATAATTAGACTTCGTAAGGAGTATAATATATAGCCATTGCTCCTGGATACCCAGACGGGTTTAGATCGACAATAACGAGTGTGGATGAAGTTTCCATATCCTTCCCGTCGGAAAAATAGGACACCGTAGATGATACGGATATAACCCTATATCTCTCTTTGAGAAACTCGGCAACCTGACGAGCTATGTTCGTATCATAATTGTGCTCAATAAGAACAACTACATTTGAAAGCCTTCCATTTTTAAATACATACATTAACCCTTTTGCAACACTATTGTCTATTTTGTATAATATGCTATTCGGTTCTTCTTTGACAATGCTTCTTTTCTCGTATTTTTTTACATCATCCATAGACGCGCCCCATTCTAACAATGGGTCTGTGTATATTGTGTGGATTGGTCTAACGTCAATAGTACACCTTGCACTTTGATTGCCAGATGATGCAATGATCTCGCATTTGCCTACATGGTTCGCTGTCATAGTTCCGTCGTCTTTAACGCTTGCAACGAAATCATTAGTGCTATACCAATAAGTTGCCTCCCCGTTGAAAGGTAATTGTGCGGTATAACCAGTAAATGTTACATACGGGTTCTTCAAAAAACAAAAACTTGTTTCATCATCATCATCGCTGCTGCATGACGAAAACATAACTGTGCTGAGCACCACGGCAAACATAATTGCCATTACCGATAAAAATTTCTTCATAACTTTAGTTTTTAATTGGTTGTTATTTAATGAATGAATTATCATAGTCTCTATTCAGATTCTCTATTCCATATCTGGATTCTATTCTTGACTATGGAAACGAGTAATCTTTTAATAATCAATCACTTCGCTTTTCTCTATTCCTTTTCTCTATTCCTTTTCAGATTTCTATTCTTGATTTTGGAAAAGAGAATGCGGTTACTGCTATGCGATTGAACTATCAATAGTCAGTCTTCGCTATAGAATGTATCCGTCTCATAGACGGGATCCTTTAGCCCGGTCACGTCGCCATCCTCGTCCCTGACCAGGGGATCGCCATAGAAGACCTCGTAATAAAAGCTGATATTGTGGTTGTCAACGCGGGTATCATTTTCAGACACCGGGATGCAGCCCTTGGTCTCATTCTCGCAATACTCCCTGGCCTCGGCCAGCGTATCAAACTCTGCAATCATGAAACTCTCTACATTCGTCTTGTAATAAACGCCAAACATCTTCATATATACTGACTTAACCGTGCTGTCGAGGGCTTATATGGTTAGATTGATTGATTCTGCAATATGTGTGGGGGATTCATCGTCCGAAGGCCATTGCCAGCAACATGCCTATTACCCAAATGATACTCATCAATATCATGGGCTGACTGATAAAGAAGAAGACCGCCAGGACAATGAGGATGACGGGGACGGCAAGAATGCACGCGACAACTATGTTGGCCTCCCGTTCCTGCTTTGGCGAGACTAATATCATAAGCTCTTCTGCACTCGCCTTTCCCTGTTTATATAGCTCCAGCAGGTGAGCTTTGCGTTCTTCGTACGCTTTCTCTTCCTCCCTATACTGCTTAAGCTGAATAACGCATTTCTCGTCTGTGAGGCCAAAAGCTTTCCATTCGGTCCAGCGCGCTCTCTCATTCTCGTTTTCAGGATGAATAGTTTCCATATTGTTTTATATTTCCGAGTGATATTTGTTTGTTCTAAATCCCATTTTCTTGCCTATATTCACGCCAACCAGTACGCGAATCCTCGCCCTGCTCTATCATATTGCGATAGACGGCGCTATCCTTCCTGATGGGCCGATAGTCCGTGAATACTGACCGAAGGTTATAGTAAGCACTACGAAGCCTGGCACGGGTAAACTCCTTGCCCGTGGCCGACTTCACGCCCATACCGTTGAGTACCTCTACCCCTTTGTCAAACCGGTCAGATCCCAGGACCGAGAAATTCTCCGTACATGCCTTCAACACCTGCCAGATGGCCTTATTGTAGGGCTTTTGGCGGGCCTCCTCCTTCCGATTGATGGCCGATTCTGTAGTGGCCACCGTGGTGTCAGTCTCCTTCGGGCGCCCAAGGGCGTGACACACCCGGCCTTTCTTCGACACAAACTGGCCGTCATCCTTTAGCTTCCGCTTCAAGACCTCGATGGCCGACTGTGTGCGCTCCTGAATCAATTCCCTTTCGAGCTGAGCCGCAAAGGAAAAGGAGAACAGCAACATCTCGTCGATGGCCTTCAAGTTGGCACAATCTATATCAAGGCCCATTTGCACGATCACCAGGCGCACGCCCCTTGGTTTGAGCTCGTCATTCACGAACTTGTTAATATCGCACATAGAACGGCCAATACGGCTCACCTCAGACACGATAAGAATGTCGCCACGTTCAAGCATGGGGAGGACGACGCGGCCAAGGTTTCGCGACTTGTACGACACCTTACCGCTGACGCCCGCCTCGCTCACTTCGTCGGTGGCGGTCAGGCCGTGGCAAGACAACCATTCGTTGACCGTCCGCTCCTGCTGAGCAAACGTTTGTTTGTCGGTCGAAACACGACTGTAGATAATTACTTTCATAACCTCCTATAATAGATATAACGTGGTTTAACAACACATATTGCCCCTTTGCGGGAAAATAATTCACTCTCGGCGCAACAGTCCGATATAGCCGTTGGCCTGCAATAACAGGTTGCGGACGTGCTTTATGGCATCCTGCTCGAAACTGGTCACGCCTTCGGCGTTCAATAGTTCATCAAGAGCTGCCATTATTTCGGCAATTTTAATGGATTGCCCTGTTAGGACAAAATCAAACTCATACTTACTCGTATCTCCAGGAATCGTTTATTTTTTTGTGGATTTTTCCTCAGCCTTGGTGGTGGCCTTGATAATACTTTCCATTTGGGCGCTTGTCACATATTTGGGCGCCCAGTCGCCTATCTGATGCTCGAAGTCGGCCACAAAGCTAAACCCGAGTGATCCGTCTTTAATGTAGATCACGATGGACGCTTTTGTGTATTGCGTACTCGCCATGGTAGAAGCACCCGCGCCCCAGGCTATTGCCTCACTATGGCGCATACGGCCACATTGTAAGACCTTCTTCGGATGGTGGCGGACTACCAGCACGGCCACATACTCCTGGCGGCAGCCATTGCGCTTCATGTACTCCTCCCTACTGGCGTGATAGTTGCACACGACAAAGGTAATTGCCTCATGGCTGGCATCACCAAGGTTGATCGCCAGGTTATCAAACAGAAGGTTGCTATATTTGTTTACCAAGTCGCCCGCACGCTGGAGGATAGCGCCCACTTTCGCTTCGCGTTCCTCCTTCGGCAGGTGGTCGTATCTGCCATCATAGCACATGTTAAAAATCCGGTCACGCTGATGCACCATCATTTCAATCGTCTTCTTTCTCATTCTTTTGATATTTTGAAATTGTTGTAAAACCTAAAACTATTCATCCGCCCCTCGTTATGCGCGTAATATGGTGGTGGCCTAACCCTGCCAGCCACAAATGTGGGAGCACGACGGCGCAATACCTTTGCACGCACACGACGGGCCGCGGTGGCCTCCATCGCCCCCACACGTCCAAATAACGGCCAAAAACGGCCTGTATTGCGTTTTCTCACAATAAGTGGGACAACTGTAGGGTGAAGAGTTATTTTGCCGTCAGAGTGGCCCATTTGGCCCTTATGCGGCTTTTCTTCGCATTCTTTGTGCTCAAAGTTATTCGCCTCATGCCTAATATGGCCCGTTTCCTGGATCCTGTCCGCCCGTTGAGGCTCAAAGGTAGCATCTTCCCCCTCGTCGATAGTGGGCACGTATTCTGGTGCCGCCTCCATAACTTCACGGAATATCTTCCCAAGGCACACACCATCCAGGAAGAAGAAGTTACAACCGCGGTACGAGTTGCTTTTTGTCCGTTTGTCGTCGGGCATGAACTCCTTGCAGAATCCGGACAAAGTAAATACTTCGCCGCAAAACTCCACCTTATTGCCAGCGACGGCCACCACTTCCGTGCCATCAATAAACGACAGCACATCGCCAACATTCACGCCGACGGCTTCGAAGCTGAATCTTTTCCCGCGGGCCGCGCTTACCTGTTCTTTCCCGTCTGAGGCCGTAGGAGGCGTTTTGCGGGCCTTTTCCTTTGCGGGCCGACAGCTATCCGCCCTTGCCGCTTTCTTCTTCCAAAAATACGCTAAACCCGTCCACAAAACGAAACTTGCTAAACTCGCGCGACAGTACGCACTTTTTGCCGTATGGCATCATCTCAACCCTGGCGCCCTTATGATTCTTTGCATACTCGTTTGCGCATTCATACACCATCGGCTCGCTCGTGTAATTGATTCCTGCGTGCAATGGATAACCATCAAAAATTGGTTCTATATCCCATTGCGACCTATTCTCAATCATTTTGTTTATCTTTAAAGCCTTCAATTCCGAAGACACTGTAATAATGTATTTTTTCATTTTCTTTTGCTTTATTGGTTATTGTGGCGCGGGGTGGAACGATCACCCGTTAACGGCCTATCCGTCGCGCCTGGAGCCCTAAATAGGGCTATTTGTGCCACCAGTTTAACCCCCGGCGGCTGGTTAGTAATCACTCATTTGTAAACTCGTCCCAGTTACGGCCAACTGCTATCCCAATAAGATAGAAGGCAAGCGCCGTTAAAATAAACCCCGTTATTTCCATGTATCTGCAAACAAAATCACGACCAAAACAAAGCCAAAGAAGGAAAAGCCAATAGCAAAAGATATGGGATCGTTATGGATAAAGCCAAAGGAAAGCAGTACAGAGCCGCATACGATAACGGCCACCATCATCCACCAAAGAAAGTTATCTAAATTCTTTTTCATATCGTGTTATATTTGATTGTTGGTAAAAACCTTTGCCCCTACCAGGGGGAAGGGGCTAAAGGCGTGTTAGTTGTTATTCATTTTAGAATAAACGCGCTGCAAGCTATACCAGTAAGAGCGCAAGCGAGAACGCCCCAGGGGGGAATCGTATTTGTACCCATCGGCTTTCATGCACTCGCACAAAATACCAGTTTTTGAACTGCTGAGGCTAAAAAAATCCGCCTCTAAATTAAAACCCGCCTGTATCAGAGTTTGCACCCTAATTTCTTTCCCCGCCTTCAAATTGAACCAGTTAATTTTTTTCATATCTTTTGTTATTTACTTCTCGTTAGCTTTATACTCCGCGCAATCTATAATATATTCCGCGTGCTTTAATGCTGCTTCTTTGCGCTCCTTCGTGCTGACAGTTGCGCCGTCGTATTCTTTGACCATCTTTGCAGCCATCGAAACAATACGCTTCATCGTGCTGCAGTTTGCCAAAGTTTCAACACTAAGCTTAACGCCCTTCTTGATTTTCTTTGCCAAAGAATTAGAAAGGGATTCAGTAATAGAATAGATATCGCGGCTGTTGTCAATATACAAAGACAAGCGCCATGTATTCATATTTTCCATATCGATAATTTTTTTAATTGTGTTATTATTAGTTCCAACTTCCGGACTTGAACCTTGAAGGAAAAAAGCACGGAAAAAGCAACAAAAAACTGTAAGCAAATATATAACTTTGTCTTTCCTCGCGCGCGCGGGCGCGCACACGCGTAATTAGTAATATAATATATAATATAATATATATAATATAATATACTTAACTCAAGAATAATATATATATAAACTTTTCTTTTGGTTCTTTTCTTTTGGATGAAATTTTAGGCGTCAGTTTCAAATTATTAGAAGCTGTCTTAACTACTTCGATAGATTTAGATAAAAATCATCGTCCGTTTCTCTCCTAACGTCTTCAATCCTGACGCCTAAAACTCTAAGCGATCCCGCGGCCTTATTCAGGCCACCAGGACCGCAAAACCTTATACGTACTTTGCGAAATCTTTTTGTATCAATAAGTCAAAGATCGAAGATCTTAAACAGGGGGAAAATATTTTCTAAAAAAACCTACAAAAAAATTTGCACGAGTTTTAGAAAATTGCTACCTTTGCCGGACCTCTTTCAAGGTTATGGCTTTAGGTAGCTTAACCGTCCCGCGACTGGCTGCAACCGGAAGCGGGATTTTTATTTTACACCTATTCAAAGAACGAACCAGGCACAAAAAGCGCCTGACTTGTAACGGAAGTTTTACCTCCCTTATTACGCCTACAAAGGTACGACTATTTTCCCATTCCTCCAAATATTTAGGTGATTTTCTTTTAAAAAATAGCCAAGTTTTCCGCAAACTTTACAAAAGCATAAGAATAAAAATACAAAACGTCTCTACTCACCAATTTTTGCACAAAAACGGCAAAATGTGCAATTTTACATTATCTAATGTTTCATGAGTGAAAACAAAGGGGGAAAATGTGTTTTAAGGTTTTAAAACAATTCGTAATCAACAAAAGTTAATGCGAAAACTTTTGGGCTTTTCGTTTCATCCACCAGGCGCGCGGCCTCCTGACGGTTATCCACGGTTAAGCCTCGAAGCCTCAGCCCGTTTCTCCTGGATTCATGGAGGGCGGTCGATTTTCGGCCTTTTTCGTTCCTTATTTGCGGGAAATGGTATGTTTTGTACGCAAATAATAGGCTTTTTGTGCTTTCGGGCCTTCCTTAAAGCCTCCATGGCATCCCCTGTTTGCGGCCTCCCAGGCAAAAGCCATACCCACCCCCCCGTTTTCTCTCTCTCGCTCGTTAGTCCGCTCTTTTCCGAAATTTTTTTTATTTTTTTTCACCAATAGTGTTAACGAGTACAAATTGCCGTTTTATGATTTGGTGTTATTCATGAATGCGGTTGTCTATGATTTTTGTTGTTTTTGTCGAAGTTGTATTTGAGTGTTTTTGTGTGTGTCAGTATGAATTGCGAAAAATATGCTTTTGTATGCGTTTTTTGTGTATGAAATACGTAGATGAAAAAGGTTTACACGGGTTGAAAAGTTGTGGTTTTGGCATGAATCCTTGTTTTGTTGTGTTTGTGCGTTTTGTTGTAAAAATCTTTGTTTTTGGACATTTGTTTGTATTTCTTTTGGTCATGTCGGAAATGTTTTTTACTTTTGCGACTGTAAAAGTATAAAGAATTGGTTTTATGGGAGGCAAATTTTTCATCCGTCGTTACATTCGTGACAGTCAGGGCATTTATGTTCCTGATGGTTCAGAGCGCAGTTTGGAGGACGATTTTGGTTTTCTCCGTTACAAGTCCTTATCTGGCATGAACAGTCGTGGTCAGCAGTCTGGCGTTTACGTTGAGGACTATTCTGACGGCACGTCTTCTCGTGTCTTTGTGTCTTCGAAGCCTGTTAATTCTCCCATATCTTCCACTTTGGAGGTCTATAGTTTTGGCTATGACCCTTCTTTGTCTTTTCCCGAGGATGCTACGTTGTCTTCGGTTATTTTGTCTGCTGAGAGCAACTGGCATCGTTTCTTTGATTTTTTGGAGGGTGCTTTGTTGTTATGGCGTGATGATTATCGTCAGCGTTTGGCCTTGTTTTATGTAAAGGATGCTGTTGAGCCGAGCAAGGACGTGATTGATGGCATTCCCTATTTGCAATGTTCTGTGAAGTTTGAGAATGTCTTTGGCAAGACGTTTCCTTTGGGTGACAAGACGATTTCCTCTTGGTTGCTTCATGGTGGAAAGGAGGTGTTGTGATGATAAGTTTGAAGGTACAATCTTTGAACCGTGCATTGGAGTATGCGTCATTGCAGTCTCATGGTTTGCCTCGTTTGTATGTAGATGGTCGTGATCCATTTTGGTTCATGGCGGTTGTTCTTGTCCGCAAGAGCACGTTGGAGGAGTGCTACTGTATCTATCGTCGTGGTGGTGACGGTTTGTTGCGCATTGTGAAGGATTGCGGTAGTGGCTTAGGCATTGTTGATACTGTTATCAGCATCCATCCTTATATGTACTTGGATGAGGCTCGTTTCTTTCCTCGTGTTGGCTATGCGGAGAAGCGTCGTTTGTTGTCTCGCGAGTTAGCTGAATATGCGGGAGATTCTTCTTCTGTTGCAGAGATGTCCGATGCTGAGGTGGATATGGCCCTTATTGATGAGGGTATTCGTCGTCAGTTGTTGAGTTGTGATAGTGACCTTCGCAGCAATGCTCAGTTTGAGGGTAGTGACCTTGACGGTACGCGTCGTGAGGACTTGCAGGAGATGGAGTTTCAGCGCGAGTTGTCCCGCATGAAGAGCTCTTGTGTCTCCAGGGATGAGATTGATGCCTTTGTCCGTGCCCATGAGGACGAGGTAGCGGCCAACCGTGCTGCCCAGTCCATTGAGGCGTCTTGTGACGATTCTGAGTTGTCTGTTGCCGACGAGTTGCATAAGGAGATGGAGGCCCGTGATGCTGCCGCTATGAATCCGGGTGTTGTTAGCGTTGCGGGTGAGTTTGATGCTCCAACTTTAGACCTTGATAAGATTCGTCGTATTTCTGAGGAATACCGTCATGAGCAGCGTCTTCTTTCCAAGCGCAAGTTTACCCGCAAGAATTTAGGCTATGACAAATTGCTCAATGGCAATCAGTGCATCAATGAGTATGGCGAGGTTGAGGATGTTGAGACCATTGGGATAGCCGATAGCGCGAGTGCTGCTCAGAAGAAGATTCTTGAGCGTGACAAGTCCATGAGGGCTCGTAGGGAGGCAGCTGCCGAGCGTGCCAATGCTCCTCGCAGACCCCGTGGCCGTCCCAAGGGTTCAAAGACGAAGAATAGCACGAAGCGTTCTTCTTCTAAGGTTGCAAAAAGTAGAAAAAAGACTGAATAATATGGATAAAAATTCTGTTTCAGACAATTTAGCGACTTTCACCAAAAAAGACTTTGGTGTCAGTTCTTCCGGTTGTGATAGCGACACGGAACATTTTCGTGAGGTCACGAAAAAGATGTTAGACCTCTTTGCCGCAAAGAATGCGGACTATGGCAATAGTTTCCGCAATTTGTATGCTGAGATGGGCTTTCCGTATGGTTACATTCACATGCAGGAGAAGTTGCGTCGTGCTGCCACTTTATCTGACCGTGAGCCCAAGGTTGGTGGCGAGAGCATGTTGGATAGTCTCTACGACCTTGCCAACTATGCTATTTTGACTATCATGGAGATTGAACGTAGTCAGCATGGAGGAGAATAAGTGTAAATTTTGCAAGGACTGCGAGTTTTTCGAGCATGACGGTTTTCCGTATTGTCTCATGCAGGATTTATACACAGAGGTTAGTCCCGATGACGAGGCTTGCGGTTCGTTTTTGAGTAAAGACAGTTGAACTTATGCGTTACAGGTGCATTGATTGTGTGTTTTTCGTAGGCGAGTGGACTTGCAGGCGTGACAAAATAGACAGAATCACCGATGCAGAGAACGAGGCCTGCTCCGAGTTTGAATATGAGAAAAATATAGGTGTAGATGAAAAAGTACATAGGTATTGACCCTGGCGCCCATGGTGGCATTGCCGTTTTGTCCGTCGATGGTTCTGTTGTTGAGGTAGCAAAGATGCCCACAACCCCCATGGACCTGCTGGACTTCCTTTCCAGGTACAAGGATGATAGTTTCTGCGTTTTGGAGAGGGTAGGAGGCATGCCCGGCAATGGCGGTAGTGCCATGTTCAATTTCGGCAAGGGTTACGGCCATTTGCAGATGGCGTTGTTGGCCCTTGGTATTCCCACGAACGACGTGACCCCTAACAAGTGGGAGAAGTCCTTTCAGCTTGGCAGTAGTGGCAAGTATGGCAAGACGGAATGGAAGAATCGTTTGAAGGGCAAGGCCCAGCAGTTGTTTCCGTCCCTTGGCCGTAAGATCACACTTGCCACCTGTGACGCCTTGCTGATAGCCGAGTATGGCCGTCGTCTTTCGTTGTAGTATGATTACCACTTAACTTATAAAATAGATTATGGAAAAAACAGAAAAAGAAAAGAACGAAGAGCGTTGGCCGCCGCATATCCTCTCTGTTCTTGATGGCGTTGACGAGGACAAATTGGTGGATGCCGCCGATTTTGATTCGTTTGTTGTCCTTATTCTCAAGGATGGCGCAATCTTCCGTTCTTCTAATGGCTTTGATGTTCGCTGCAAGGCTTGGTCTTTCGACCCTGCTGAGGATACCAGCCGTGAAACATCTTTGTATTCCTGGCTCTGCAATCTTGTAGAGTTGAAGAATAGCTCTATCGGCAAGGAGGACGAGGAAGAGCCCGAGACGGGTAATACCTATGGTGAGCTTGTAGAATCGTTGTCTTTCTTGACCGTCACCAACATGCTCTATCCTTTGACGGCCTTCACCGACGTTACCAAGGCTACTGAGTATGCCTACCGTCGTTTTGAATGGCTCATTGAGAAGACGAAGGAACTTGATGCGGCCATGTCTGCCGATGTCAAGGAGGAGAGTGCTGATGATCTCCGCAAGAACTTTGAGGATGGTGCCAGGGCCTCCTTTGCCGAGGACGTGCAGAAAATGTTAGCAGAAGAGGACAATGGCTGACACAGGGGACGCGAAGGAGTGGCGTGATCGGTATTATGTTTCCATATACTTTTCTTTGTATAGGGACTATCGCATTGTGCGCATGGCCGACGCTCAGGGCAATGTGCGCGAGGGCATCTTCATTCCGTTTATTCAGAACGGGATAGAGTATGACCCTAACGGCCGCGCCACTCCCAAGCAGGTGCTTCATGTGAACAAGAAGTCGTATGGCCGTGGCAAGCGCCTCACTCCCACTATTACCGCTGAAATGCGTGAGCGTATGATACAGGCCGGTGTCATTTCTCCTTCTGACAAGAAGGCCGTCGGCCATGTAGGTTTTATTGTTAGCGACTATGGTTATGAACGGATATTTGACGATGAGAAAAAGGGATAATTACATCATGATGAATGTGGAGGTGTTGGTCTGCGAGGGTGTCTCTGAGGCTTTGGCCTCAACGGGCCGTGCTGCCGTCTCTGTTGAAGATTTGTACGCTGGCACGGGCAACATACCCGTTTGCCGTTCCGTGGCCCGTGGCTTCGTCTTTGACATCTTCCACAACAAGTACGGCTTCTCTTATTCCGTTATTTCCCAGCGTGCGGGTATGGTTCGTGAGAGCATCATGCGCAGTATCCGCAAGAGCCGCCATGTCCGCAGGAGTGATTCCGCCTATTCTGCCGCTTACGAACATGTCTTATCAAAACTGCGTGAGATCTATGGTAAATGATTTGTTGTCTTTCAAGCGTGTTGCCATGTCCCTTGGTCTTTGTGACCAGTACAAGAAGAAGTGGGACGAATGTACCGACAAGCGCCAGTTGATGGATTTGGCCCTTGATTCTAACGGTGTGGATTTCATTGCCGATTCCATCGCTTTCGGTTGGGGATTGGGCGTGGATTTCTTCAATAGGCACTTTGCCGACTACATCAACGGCCAATACCAGCGCGATAGCGATGGCTATTCCAGCGAGATGCTCGTTTGCCTGGAGGGTCTGCATCACCTTCGTTCCACCATAACGCTTGTTGCGGGATGCAAGTGCCTTAATATTGTCGTGCCTCCTTCGTCCTATGGCCGTGTGTATGTGTGTGGTGGCTCTGAGATTCATCTTTCTGTCTTTGGTGCTTGCGAGGTGTACGTCTATGGCGACGATAGCCATGTTGGAATAACGAACCATTGTCGTGGCGCAATCAAATACACGAAAACTCATATTCCGTCTTCTCGATGGAATAATCGGAAATAGATTGTTTTGTACTTTTATGCTTTCATATCAATAAAAATAGGGCAGTACCAGTCGTGAGACCCGTACTGCCCGCATTCTTGTATGGCTTATCGTCCGTTAGTTGAGGAATACCCGCAGGCCATATCCTCCTTTGGAGTGTCCCGCCTTCATGACGCTTTCAAAGTTTGACGATAGCCTCTTCATATACTCCACTTGCTGTTGCAGGAGATCCACCATGATGTTTGACGAACCGCCAGCCTGCTGCTGAGCAATCGTCCCGAGCCTTTCGAGGAGGGTATCACGGATGATTCTCACGTCGGCCTGTTGTGTTGCGAGGTAGTATCTCATACTGTTTAGCAATCCCTCATACGACTTTGCCGTAGTCTCTGTGACGGCTTGTATGCCCTGCTGGAGGCCCGAAAGGTTGTCTTTCGCCTTACTAACAAAACCGATCGAATCCGTCACGTTCCGGAATGCTTCGTCCAACTGCTTCATTGTCGAATAGCCAAGCTTGTTGATTGCGGCAAGTTCCTGGTCCGTGAGCATCATGCCACCGTCGCTACCTTCTTCCAGCGACTTGTCAACCATCTCAAGCAATGGCTTCAAGTATTTCTGTTCCACCCGGAGCATGAGCTGCTTCTTGATAAGGTCCTGATTGTACTCTTCAAACTTCTCGTTGAGTGCGTCGAGTGCATTGCTGCCCTCTTTGTAAGCGTCAAACCATGCGTCCGCGAAGGCTTGCGCCGCCGCCTTGTAGTTGGCCTCGCTCCCGAATCCACCCAGTTGCTCGATGAGGCTTTCCTTCGCTTCCTTGAGTGCCTTCATATTTTCCTCAAGCTGCTTTTCATACTCGTGGATTTTGTCGCTATCGGAATTTTTCTTGTCCTTTTCCGCAGCAATCATGGAGCGAAGGTTGGCGTTCTGCAACTCAATGTTCTTCACCATCTCGTCGTTGTACTTTTTCAAGTCCTCCATGCTCCACGCATCATCCATGCTCTCTTTCAGCTTTTCGTAAGCCTCCGAGAGCCTTTCGATGGCCTTTTGGTGGTTGGCAATCTTCTTCTCCAGCTTCTTGTCCTTCGTGCCCCAGCCGAAGATGCCTCCGAGAGCCTTGCCAATGCCACCGATGAGAGAGACCGAGCCTGTAATAACCTTGCCCGAGGCAATCTGTTGCAGGGCTGAATCAATCTTTTCGAGGCCATCGACTATCTCTGTTATTTCGTCGGGGATTTCGGCGTTGATGCCCCAGTCTTCCAGCATCTCAAACGACGCCTTGATGACTGCAGCCGCGTCTCCGAAGGATTCTCCAATCTTCTGTAGTTGCTCCGTGAGGTCCTTCTTTTGCTTCTCGCCATTTTTCAGTTGTTTGGCCTCCTCCTCCGTTATCTTCTTCTGTTCTTCGAATTGGTGGGTAATAACGGCAAGGTTCTGCTTTCTTACCTCCAGCACCGACTTGGCCGACTTGGCCTCCTCGGAATCCGCGCCATGCACCTTTTCCTCGTTTTTGTAATTTTCGTCGGCCTCGGCCACGAGTAGTTCTTCTTCCCGCTTTTGCGCTTCAAGGTGGTTCTGCATTTTGAGGTAGGCCGTGTAGCGTTTCTCAATCTGCTCACGTTCCTTTGCAAACTTGACATACTCCTTGATGTTTGACACAAGGTTTTTGAACGGGTTCTTCTTGAGGTTGTTGGCAAGGATTCTCTCGTCCAATTTCTCCATTTGTTGCACAATTTGCTTGATTTGTGCAGGATCGAGGTCTTTGAAACTCTCTTTGATGGACTGTAGTTTCTCCCGCATGGCCGTCAGCATGGCGGTTGAAGCATGATCAAGGTTCTCGAAGAGGCGTATATACATATCGCTTTCTTGGAACGACTTCCAGGAGTTGTCCGTAGTCTTCTTGTCGTACTGCTTCTTGAGGTTGTCGAGATATTCCTTCTGTAATTCTGGATTATTCTTCAACGTCTCGTCGTCGTATATCTTGCGACGTTCCTCCACATACCATTTGTCGAGCTCCAGTTGTTCCGTCAGCTTTGTTTTGTAGTCGCTGGTCAGCTTGTTGAAGTCGTCGATGGCCTGTTGGTTCTGCTGCTTGGTAATACGGGCCATAGCCTCCTTGTACTGCTTGTATTGCTCCTCGCCGAAGTATTTCTGCATGGCCTTGCCCGTATCTTTGATAGCCTCCTCATACTCCTTTAGTACTTCCTGCGACCATTGGTTGGGGTCGCTGCCATACATTTTGTCGAAGTAGGCAGAGGTGTATTGATTGAAGACACGATTCACCATGTCGCGCAGATCATCAAAGGAGTGGGCAAGGTCTCCGAACGACTTTCTGATAACACTCTCGCTGACGTTATTGTCTTTGAGCCTCTTGTAGAGGTCAAGGCCGGCGAATGCCTCATCAATATCTGTGGAAACTTGGTCTCTCAGCTTTTCGTAAACTTTAAGACTTCCGTTCATTTCGATGTCTGCCGCCTTACGGAATGCGTCACCCCGCTTCGTAAGCTCCTTGAACATGCGGCCAATCTTCCTGATGCGGTCGGCCACGGCCTTGTCATCCGGCATGATGTCGTCCGTACTCCATCCCACGTTCTCTGCCGCCTCTTTGAAGTACTTGCGAGTGTGAAGGAGCGCGTCCTCCTTGCTTTCGTTCCTCAGTAGCTCATTGTATTTGCTATTCATGTCAGCGAGCAGGCTGATGCGCTCAGAAAGAATGTCTCGTTGTTCTTTCTGTTCCCTTCTTCGCTGTCTCTCCCTTTCTTTGCCCCGCTTCTTGTTTTCTTTCTCGTCAGGGTCAACACCAAGGCCAACGGTTTCGTCTTTATATGCGCGCATGAGCTCTCGCACCTGCGCCTTTACCTTATCCTTGTGAATCCAGTTCTGTGCAAGAGGTATGGAGCCTCCCATGATGGTTCGTATGTCTGGATCTACTTTTATCCACCCATGTGGAGTACTTTCCAATTTGTCAAATCTTTCAAGAAACTTCTTTGCCAATTCGTACTGCTGCTTCGCTTTGTCTCCACTTTCAATGAAGCTTTTTAGTCCTTCGGCGTATGAATCAAGTTGACCAACTTCTACATTGATTTTGTACTTCCTTTTACTGAAAAATTGCTCAAGATAGGTATCAATCCATGACGCCTCTTCCTCTACGTTCGCCTTGTCGATATTGACTTTGATGCCAAAAAAATTTTCAATAAACTGTTTTGCTACATCATCAATCTCGTTTTGCGTTGTAAACGCATCGATTTTTGGCTTGATGATAACCCTTGCATGCTTAAGAGCTTCATCTTTAGAAAGACCATCCTTGATGCCACTTTGAACAGTATCTTCAAAGGATCTTTTCAAATAGTTCATGTGTTTAGCATAGACACCTGAAAAAGTATTTGTCTTTGGATCAAACCTGAACAGTTCGTTTTTCTGTTGATCCAGTATGGCAATCTCGTTGTTGAGCTTTCTTGTTTCAACATTGATTTCATGGACAAATCCAGGCAGGGCCGTTCCTACTCGTTGGCTTCTCTCGGTAACTGCAGCTATATCCTGCAAGGCGTTCTTCAACCTCATGGTGTACGCCATTTGATCCTCGTTGGCTTGTTGTGGCTTTGCGGCTATGTCGTAATACTTCTGTGCCTCCTTACTGAGGTTCTTGTATTCAACGGAAACTTTGTCAAGCACGGAGCGCAAGTCGGTCGTCTTGGAAATGATCTTCGTATATTGTGCAGAATATTTGTCAGACATTTCTTTTACGTCCGAGTCTTCTTTGGTGAAATAATTAAGCACTCGCACATCTTCTGCGAAACGCAGAATTTCACCCTTGGCTACATTGAATTGCTTTGCAAGTTCTTCTTTTGACAGACCTTCGATGTTGATCTTTATATCAAAGTTCGCATTCTGCATCAAAGTGATAAGCTCCTGAAAAGCCTTCTTTTTATCCTCAATGCTCTTGTTGTCGTCTTCCGTTCCAAATTTGTTCTGTATTTCTTGGATTTTGTCGAACGTTTCCGCAAATTCTCTGTTTACCTGTGCAATCTCTCGCTCCTTTTCGGCAACTTTTTGGAAATGGCTAATAATTGCATCAAGGCCAAATGCAGCAACCATTCCAACCAGTCCGATACCTAACGACTTTAGCAATCCGGTGCTCTTTACGACGTTCGATATGACCGAGCCCATAGCGCGCCATTGTCCTTGAAGCTGTTTTGCGCTATTATACTGAACACGAAGCGCAGTCACGATTTTGCTATTCCACATAGCAATGGCAATGGAGTGTGTCTTGATAGCCAAAAAGAAAGCGATGGCCGTCTTGGCTACCGACGCAATAGTCTGCCAATGCTTCAACAACTCAATGGCCGAAGCGACCGTGCCCTTCAAAACACCTTCATTACTCTTTCCAATTTCGTTGAGCATTACGTCGAAGGCGTCGCCCAGCTTTTGGATCATACCCCAAAGGGTCTGCGACTGCCGCTCCTGCATTTCGTAGAACATACCGCCCTTGTCCGTGAGCCGCTGGAACACCTGCTCCACGTCCTTGAACTTGATCATTCTCTTCGAGATCATATCGACGATTTGTGCCGTCGTATAATCTGCGTTGTCTCGCTCCTTGAAGAGAGCCTGCAACTCTCCGTACATATTGATGCCCGCCTCCGTGAATTGGCGAACCTCAGAGCCACGAAGATAGGCCGCAGCCTTGACCTGTCCGTAGGCGAGAATAAGACGGCTCATATCAACACCAAGTCCCGCAGAAACGTCGGCGAGCCGCTTGGTGGTGTCATAGAGTTTGTCGTTCTCAATACGGTATGCCGCAAGCTGCTTGGTGTAATTCACCAAGTCTTTGATGCGGAACGGAGACTTGACGGCCAGTTGCACGGTTTTGTTGAATATCTCATCGGCCTGGACCTTGTTCTGCAACATGGATTCCAGGGAACGTTGTGACATCTCCATCTGGCCCCTCACCTCGGCAATCTGCCGTATGAAGTCCTTGGCCGAGTTGAAAGTGAATAGTACCGCCGTGCGTTGAATGAGTTGAGATATGTACCGGTCAAGGTAAGAATACTTCTTTCCGAGGCCCTGGACGGACACACCCGCATCACGAAGCGCCTTTGTGTGCTTTTCTATGGCGACATTTAAGGTATTGAGATTCTTTCTATAGTCCTGATCCGTCGTATTTAGTTTCATGCGGGCCACTCTCAAATACTCTATTGCCTTAGCATGCCCGTTGAGCGTATTTGCATCCTCAGAGAATTTGAGTGCGCCATTAAACGACGTGTTTGTGGCATAGGTATTCTCACGTTTTTGGCGTTCCAACTCCTTCGCCTGACGCGCCCGTGCCGCCTCGGTCAATGGCTTTGCCGCATTGAGCTCTGCATTGTGCTTCTCTATGGCCGCATTGAGTGCGTTCAGCTTCGTAGTGTAGTCAGAATCCGTCTTCGACAACTTGCGCTTTGCCTCTTCAAGGTATTTTACTGCAAGGGCTTGCCTATTGAGCGTATTTGCGCTACGGGAGAAGTCGAGTGCGCCCTGGTACGTCGTGTTTGTGGCATAGTTCTTCTCACGATATTTCTGTGCAAGCTCGTTAGCATTCTTTCGCTGCTTGTTCTCGTATGACTGTTGCGCACTTGCCATTCGGTCAAGGGCCTTTTGGTAGGCCACAGTCCGCTCCTGATACATCTGCTCCTGATACTTGAGCTCATCCTGCAAGAGCTTTTTGCGCTTCACAAGTTCGTCTTGCTCAGAGGACGTAAGGTTGTATGATTTGTCCTTGAGGATACTGTTGATCGCAGTAATTTCCTCCTTGAGGTTGGCAATGTTCATGCCACTCTTGTTCTGCATGGATTTTTGAAGCCTCTCTAAGGCCAATGCGGCCTGCTGGATGCCTCCCGTGCCCATACCACTCATGCTTGACAGCTTCTGCCGCATGCCATCAATGACCTCGGAGGCTTTGGTGACGCTTCCACCCATGTCCCTTGCGCTATTTCCTATGTTGGAGAAGGAGTTGTTGAGATTTTGGCCGGCAGCGGTGGCATTCGTGCCGATAGCCCTCATCTTCTGAATGATTTTGTCGAGGTTGTCGGCGAACATATTAGCACCGCCAGACATGGCCGTAAAGGCATTGTTCACAGTAGTGCCCATTGCCCTTGCGGTCTCTTGTATGTTCTGCAACCTCTTGTCAGCACGCTCAATAGCGTTGAGTGCTTCTTTGCTGATAAAAAGCTCGCTTCCTATTGCATCGCTCATAACTTGAATGTTTAGTAGTTTATATAATCGGCAAGCCAAGATCGTTGAGCCTCTTTAGGTCGTCTGCGCTCCCTATTACGGTCTCATTTTTTCGTTTGCCGCGACCATTCCCCTTCGTCTCTTTGTCCGAGAGGTATTCCACATGGGTAAAGTCCATACTTGCGAGCCTCACCTGCGGAACGGTCATTGCCCATTTGTATTCTTCCTGCGAGCACCAAGTGTTGGCCCTAAGAAAGTCTATCATCTGTCCGTATTCTGTCCTTGACGGGACAATTCTGCTGCTTGTGTCTTCCTCGTCAAGGCTTGATTGCGGACGGTCTGAATAACATTGGTACTCGCGAAGAAAAAATCCACGTCGAGGAGGTTTAGGATTTCAACGAGCATGGTTGCCCAATCCCTCACGTCGCTCTCGCCCCAAAGGAGTTGCTCATACACTTCTTGATATTCGTCAGAGTATATTCGCTTCTTGTCGTTGAGCAGGGCAAGCGTGATCACCCTTGCCACGGATGGAAGGTTGGTGGCAAACTCCTTGATAACGTCGCCCATTGACATCTTCTCGCCACGAATTATTTTGCAAGCCTCATCCGCAATAAGCCATTGCGTGCCTGGCTTCAAGGCGTGAATTTCCCACACCGTGCCTTTCAGCTTGACGATGGTGGGAGAATCGTTCATTATCTTCGCCAGTTTTTCCATAGCTTCGTCAGAGATGGGCGAATCGGGCATCACCCGCTTCTCTCTCTCCTTTCGGGCCACAGCCTCCTGCGATTTGTCTTTTTTCGCTCTATAGACTGCCATGATATTTATCTATTTGATTGCCGAAACGGTCGCATTGTACTTTCCTGCTATCTGCTCCAACTTTTGGAACGACATCGAAATGACGCGATAGGAATGCTTGAGCCTGCCGCCTCCCTCCTCAAGTATTTTTGCATAGGGCATGGCCGCAACAATGGCCAGGGAAATGCCACCTTTCTTCTTGTTGCCTTCGAGGTATGAGCGTATTTCCTCACGTCCCCTCACGTCCTTTCCGTAAATGTGCCTCGGCACTTTGGCCATAGGGGACGAAGATAGATACCCCGTTCTCTTTAGCACACCATTCACATAGATACCATACCCGTATGAATCGTAAAGGTTTCGTGTCCTATGCTGGTACGTTCTCTCCTCCACGCATTCACGCAAAATTCTCCTTGCGTCGTTCTCTAACGAATCAAGCAGCTTGTTGATAGCCTTTTCGTAAAATGCACCCATATTCGTACATTAAAAAATGGCGAACGGCATGAAGCCGCCGCCACTTTGGAATTATGATAGTATAAGACAAGAGATGCACTACGCCGCTACTCGGTCGCGGTAGGAAGGGTGTAGTCGTGGTTGATATAGAACGGCGTGCGGTAGGTCTTAGCGCCAATCGTGAGGGTAATGTCCTTCGCCGTTCCAGCAAGCGCAATCTTTGCCAAGTTGGAGTTCAGAGACTCAATGGTGAGCTTGGAATTGAGCTGCACCTTCGGGAGCACATAGGCTACCATCTTCGTGCCGTCCGGCTGGGTCTGCACTACGTCAAACTTAGCGTAGATGGGCTTGTAGGCCGACGGCGCAATCGTGCGTTTGCCGGCCTCGTCCGCAATGAAGCCGCAAAGTGATTTGAGCAACTCGGCCTGAGTGTCACCGACCTCTGCCGCAAGCTGATACTTGCCGAGCTTTACGATAGAGATGATGGGCGAATCGGAGGTCTCGCACTCAATGTCCGTGGTCTCGTTGTCGTCCTGCGAGATGGAGGTGGTGTCCTCCACTACGTCCTCAAGGATGTACGAATCACCAAGAGGAGCGGATTCGTCCACCTCTGCACCCGTGAACATCGTTGCCACGATATAGTCTGGCTTGATAAACTTGAATGATCCCGTGTTGGTATGAATTACTTTGTTTGCCATAATAGTATTCTTTTTTAGTTTGAAAAAACGTTATTTCGTAATAACTGACACGCTAACCATATTGAAGTGGAATTGTCGCTGAGTGTCGTACCCGCTATCGCGGTACAACTCATGGATGGAATAGTCCTTATGCCGTGAGGAAGCAATAACCTCGTCAAGAATACCTTCCATCTTGTCAAGGGCTTTTACGTTCTTCACGGGAGGACTGCCTTTGGGCCTTGCGTACAAATAGATGTTGGCAAAGCCGGTAGAGTATGCCCCCTTGTCCGTCTGCTGCCCCACATCAATGTTGACGAACGTCTCCCACTCCTTGTCCGTAGTTGGGGGGAGCTCGCCTACAATCACTTGATCCGCAATGCCCTTTTTTGCAAGCAGCATCGAAAAGAAATTCTCAATGCGTGATAGCCTGCGTTGTGTTCCATGTGCCATGATTCTGTTATCCTATGTTACCTATTGAGACTAAATGTCCGTTCCCTTGATGTACGCAACGCAACCATGAAGTTTGGTAGGCTCTATGCCAATGACCATTCCCTCCACGGGCATTCCGTACATCTCGCCACGAAATCTGATGCCCACCTTCATTCCTTCCGGCAAGCGTTCCTCGCCTTCGTCCGTCTGTGGCATGGGAAAGTAGATGCTATATCCCATTGACACCACACCCGAAGTGAACAACTTGTCCGTCTTTTGAATGTCGCATTTGGTGGTGAGAATGACCGTTTCGTCGTCCCGCTCGTCAGAAAGCAGGTCGCCATCATCGGGCACGCCATACCCCTTCTTGTAGAACGTTCCGTCGTACTCATACTCTACCATTGCGTTTCTATCCGTGTACATCGTCATTCGTATTCGTTAATCCACCTAACATCGCCATCAGAGCCGTTCAAAGCATCGAGTTTGTCTTCTTCGCCGAGTTTCTCGTAGAGCCGCTTAAGTTCTGACTTGATACTGGCGAGGGACTTCTGCGTTATCGTCTGAGACCCAACCGTAAGGGTGTAAGAGCCGTGTTGTGTCGTTGATGATGCCGTTTGATAGACACCAAATACAATCGTCTCCAACAGAGCCGCCTTGCATCGGTCACGATGTTCCTCCGTGAGCTCCGCGTATGCTTCAATTTCGGAAACGCCGCATTCCAATGCAACCCTTTTCAGTACAGACTTGTCAAAGACGAAATTCGTCAGTCCGCTAAGATAGTCCAATATGTCGAATTTTTGAACTGCCATGATGGTGAGGATAGTTATACGTTAGCGTGTCAGTTGTCGTGACATGTGATTAGTTTGCCGTAGAGGTGTCGATGATCACATGGTTCATGAAGTCGATAAGGACGGGGCAAGCCGACATCATTACCTTGGTCTGCCACTCACGGAACAAGCCGTTGTCAATGGCATAGTTGCCCACGGTGACAAGGCCGTTAGCAATGGAGGCCCAGGAAACGTCGATGTTCTTTGCGCCGTACTTCTGCTGCAAAGCCTGGTCGTAGATAGGCGTCCACTTAAACTCAACGGAATCGCCAGCGGGGCACAAGACTACATACTTGTCCTCCCAACCCTGCACGAAGGTGTCTGTGTTCACCGTCTTGTTGCGCTCCTTCTCGACAACAATCTCAATGGGCGAGAGGCCCGTCATGTCTGAGAGCGTGCGCTTGAAGTCCTCATCGAGCACCTGCATACTGTCGGTATAGGCCATGCGCTTGGCCACACACCACTTCTGATACCACTCCTTGACCTCGGCATTCTCCAGGAAGGTCTCGCGGTACATCTTGCGGGTCATCTTCCACACAAGCGCACCCTCGTAGCCGCCGCGCTCATCGCGGTAGTCGTCCTCGATCTTGCGCATCTGAGTGATAATCTTACACTCGGGGTCAGTCCACGCCTTTACGCCGGCCTTCTTCTTGTTCTCCTCGGGGAAGGGTTCAATCTTCTGCAAGAACTGCTGCAAACCCTCACCCTTGCCCTTCCAAGACATGGAAGCCTTCGTCATGAGCTGGGCCGTAAGGTTGCTGAGCGTTGCCTCGGCAGAGTTCTTACCGACCTGAACGACATCACGAACCCAAGCCGCAATGAGGTCAGCATCGTTGCCGAACTGCTGGAACAACTTCTCCTTGTATTCACGCTGCTGAGCGTTCTCCGACCACTTGTAGCCGATAAAATCGGGGATGGAGCCAGAATATACGCTGATGCCCTCGCTGTCCATCTCGGGAGCATCGCCAAGCGGGGCACGGAGGTGCATCAACGGAGCGGCCTCGGCCTTCCTTGACTTCACGCTATAGGTGGCCACACCGTCATAGTCGGTAGGCGTTGGCATGGAGGCGCGATGGCCCTGCGTGCTGTACCAGCCATAGTTGGTGTAGAGAAGATTCTTCTGATCAAGGAAAGTCTTGAGGAAGTTCAAGTTGTCCTTGCTCGAAAAGAGCTTGGCGTATCTCGAATTGTTAAAATCAAATTGCTGCATAATCCTAAATACTAATTTTTTACCTGTTTGTGAGACTGAAACTTAAAGATAGAACCAGCCCTTCACCTTGCTTTGGTTGAGAGCGAGGACGGCGGGCGGCAACTTGTTGATCTTCTTCAAGTGCAGGATGGTGTCGGAGTTGGCCAAGGCCGGCGTGAAGGAATACTGTGCGCCATACTCCTCGGACGAACGAGAGATGTTCGGGTCGTAGAAGAAGTCCATGTCGGAATCCGCGTAGGCATTGGGATTAGTCACCATTGCGGTGGTTTCTGCACCTGCCTTTGCGGCCTCGACCAAAATGTCTCCCTTTTTCGCCGTAGCGCCAAATTCTGCGCCGAGGGCAAGCTCCCATACGTCCACGCCACTTTCCTTTGTCTCCGTGACACCAACAACGGTGATTCCCGTACCCTTGCCGTCGAGCGTAGAAGGCGCGGCCATGATATTGTCTCCAATGAAGGGGATGTGGCGGTAGCCATTGCGAACGATCTTGATGGTCTTGTCCGTAGCGACAACATTCTTGGCGAGCTCGAAAATCTTCATGATCTTCACAGAAGGGCCCGTCTCGGGATCCTCAATGCCGGGGTCGTACTCCACAAGGTCGCCCGCGTTGATTTTCGCACGGCCCTTGAACGGATTGAGCAGCACGCCACCAAACGTAGGATAACGGAGCGCGTCCTTGCGGTTGCCAACGATATTCACGAAGACAGACCGATGGCCGCCAATCTTACCGCTTGCCTGAATGAGGGTGCGGCCACTGAAATAACCGCCAATGCCGCGATTCAAATAAAAATCATCATTCTTTGCCATGATTCTTGTAATTAAGGGTGAAAACTGTTACTTGCCAGCGTCAGGGTTGATGATGTTGATTACGTCAGACCAGTCCGTCTTCGTCTCGCTACCGCCGCTGCCTCCAGGCGTGTTGTGCGTGGTGGACGAATGGGCCATGTTGTAGAACTCCAAAGCGTCTGCGGCCTCCTTGTCAAGGTCTGAATCATTCGTGATGGTCAGCTTCTTCAAGTACGTCTCCGCCCACTTGTCGTCCTTTACACCCTTCTCCTTCAACTTGGCACGAAGTTCACTTCTTTTCTGAGACAGAACCTTTTCGGCCTCAACGGCGGCTTCTTTCTCCTCCAGCTTCTTGAGCCGTTCGAGTAATGCTGTCAATTCGGGATTACTCCCGCTGCCATTACCGTTTCCGTTACCTTTGCCGTCTCCTTTGCCGTCTCCTTTGCCGTCACCATTACCGCCAGAGCCCGAAGGGTGATCCTTCTGCCAAGACTTGATGAAGTCGGCGTTGTCCTTCTCGTAGTTGCCATTAAGCGTGACAAACTGCGGAAGAATCCTCGACACGAAGTCGTCCAGTTCCGTCTCTTCGTTGACCAACAAGTCGTAGTGGGAATCACTAAGGCTCGTAATGGTTTTGTCGCTAATGGAAAGGTGTTTCCCATTTGCGGTGAGCTTACCCTTTAGGGTGTCTAAAAGTTGCTTCTTTGTAAACTTCATTCTTTCTCGTATTTTAACAAACGTACTGCAAAAATACGGCTATAACTGACAGTAAAAAAATAAACTGCAAACTTTATTGGTCAGCTGACCAATAAATATTTATTCTGCTATATGTAATAATGTATTACTTCGTATTTTTGCAGCATGGGTAGTGTAAAAGACATAACAATTGAGCCGCAGGAGGGTTTTCAGAAATCCTTTGTGAAGAGTAATGTCGATGTTGTAGTCGGAGGTGGAGTTTTGGCTGCTGGAAAGAGCTTTGCTTTGGTACTTGCTATGGCAGAGCCGCTAATGACAGATCCAGATTTCCGTGCGATGATTTCACGTCGTTCGCTTGGCAACCAAAAGGCTGGTGGTGGTTTTGTTGAGAAATTCAAGCAGATATTCGGCTCTGACTATATAAGGGTTAAAGAAAGCGACTCTCCTCGCGTATCATTTCCTAACGGAACGTTCGTTGACTTGACGTATCTTGATGATTCTAACATAGATAAGTTAAGAGAGCGTGCAAAAGGATGGGAGTATGATATGATTGCCATTGACGAGTTGACGGAAATGTCATGGGAGGTATTCTCTTATGTAATGACCCGAAATCGCGGTCAGAGTAAGACGTTTACGGGTAAATTCTTTGCAACGCTCAATCCAAAGCGTAGCCATTGGACGAGAATATTCCTTGATTGGTATATAGGCCCAGATGGTTTTGTTATTCCAGAACGTGACGGGAAAGTTAGATATTTCTATTGCAATGGCCCGACTGTCAAGGATGTTGTTTGGGGTGACACCAAGCGTGAGGTTTATGAGAAATGCAAACTCGATATTGACAGAAAACTTGCAGCCGTAGGTGGTAATTTTACCTATAAGAACATGATAAAAAGTTTCGTGTTCTACAAGGGCAAAATCAGCGAGAATAAGGGTCTCGTTGGTAACAATGCCAACTATATCGGTTCTGTTGCTGCATCGGGTGGAAGAATGGCGCAGGCCCTTTTGGAGGGAAACTTCAATGTTGATCCCGAGGAGGAGGAAAGCATACCGATACCAAGCCAATCTGCCCGCGATGTGTTCCTGAACGACCCTGCCGTTAACGGAGACAACTGGGTAACGATTGACCTTGCTGACTTTGGAAGCGACAATACGCTCATGTTGGCCTGGAACGGATTTCATGTGAAGGACGTTGAGATTGCCATGCACACTACGCCGAGACTGAATGCAGAGAAGGCAAAAGTGTTCGCGGCCCGAAACGGAGTATCAGAGAGCCACATTATCTATGATGCTACTGCCGGCCGATATTTCAGTGACTACATTCCCGACGCAATCCCATACATTTCAGCGTCTCGTGCCATAGGCTTGTACGCTCTTACGGGAATGACGCTCAAAGACATTTGCTACATGCGTCTGTGCTACATGATCAAGCGTGGCCAGTTGACCTTCTCCGACGTGGTGTCAAATTCAACATATACTCACCAAAACCTAAAGTATCGTGTTACGATTCAGAATGAGTTTCTTGAGGAGTGTAGCGTAGTGCGATTCTTCAAAATGCAGTCGGGAAAGAAGCGATTGATGAACAAGAAGGACATGAATCGCAACCTTGGCAAAGGGCGTTCTATGGACTTGCTTGACCCGTGCGCCATGCGTATGTACCCATGTGTGGATATGGAGTATGGCACGGAACTTCAACGAGGCTTTGAGGCCGCTTATGAGGAGAGCGATATGGATAGCGACCGACGTGGTAAGCAGAGCATTTTCGACGAAACAATGTGGTATTAAAGATATTGACTTATGATAAAAAAAGAAGATGTAAGAATGATTTTGGAATCCGCACGCATGGATTGGCAATCTGTTTCAGAAAAAGATGTGGCATTTGCCGTGCTGTGCGATTCGCTTGAGGATAAGTCGCTCGCCTACCGCCTCGCCTACAACAAGAGCGAGAAGGACGCTGAACGATTCTACAATACGCCGAGATTCAAGAAGCTACTCGTTTTGCTTGAGCCTTTCGGCGTCGGAGTTGTCACCAACAAAACCATTACGCGAGAGGAGAACAAGGCCGAGCTGCTCAAAATGCTCACGCAGATTGAGGATTCGTTCAACGCAGGAGACCTGGAGGCCAAGGATGCTTTGAAGATGAAGGCCGACATTCGCGTGAAGTTGAACGATAAGTTTGAGATGGAGGAGAGCCAAAAGCAAAGGCGCATCATCGTAGTTCCGAGCAAGCACGACATTGTTTGTCCTAACACCAACCGAGAGTGCAACTATTGGCCGGCGAAGAAGGCTTGCTGCACCCATTACGGCCTCATAGATCCGTCGGAGAACAATGAAGATATTGATAACGAACAAGTAACAGATCATAGCAATGAGTAGGAAGAGACAAGATATAATTAACGACTTTTTGAACAACCCTCAGAAGCTGCTTTTGAAGAAGCCGTTTTTGAGAGGAACGTCCGTAGTGTCCGTTAATGATTCTACCGACGGCGCGAACACAAGAACGGACTATCGCAGTGAGGCCATTCTTCCACATGTAAGCAAGACCATTATCAGCCAGGAGCGGTTTGCCAAGGAGCTTGACCCGTATAGCCATGATGTCATTTTTGACAACAACCTCCCGAGTATATGCGTGAAACTCGACGATGGCGGCTACCAAGAGATTAAGTTCCAGCGTATCGGCATCCCGTTCCAAAAGCGGATTTTGGAGAAAGTCGTGCTTTCTCTTGGTGGAAACAAGCGTGTTCATGTACTTCACGACAGCAACCCAAGTGAGAAGTTGAAGAAAAACTTTGCCGACTTCAAATGGCATTGGGAGAATAGCAACCAGGACGGAATTGGCACTAAAGCCGTATCGATCCAACAGAGCAATGGCGACGTTGGCCTCCTTATCTATATGAATGAGAAGAACGAGGTGAAGTCCCGTCTTTTCTCCTACTCCGACGGCTACCAAATCATTACGCACAAGGATGATAATGGCGAGCCTCTGCTTGACTGTGTGTACTACAGAACGGAGGACAATGTTCGGCACATTGATGCTTACGACGATACGAAGCATTACCATTTCACGGATTCTTTTGTTACAGACGTTGATACGCAAGAGATAAAACGGGGTTGGAATTTGGAGTACGAGGAGGTCCATGGCTTCTCCGAGAGCCCGCTTGTTACGAAGCGTGGTGATGTAGCATGGAACAATGTGCAGAATCTTATCGAATTGTTTGAGATTATGTACAATATCTTTGGCGTGATTCAGAAGCGTCATGGATGGGGTATTCTCTACATCAAGGGTAAGTTCAACGAGACGGCCAAGAAGATAGCCGGCTCAATCATCTTGAACGATTCCAGCATTGACGGCAAGGGAAGCGCCGAGTTCAAAGCACCTCCTTCTCCTGCAAACATGATAGAGTTTTTGCAGTCCATTCTTGATTTGATTCAGATTGGGTGCGGTTGTACATTCATCCTTCCGAAGGACGTTAAGTCGAGTGGAGACATTAGTGGACTGGCCATTCAAATGACCCGTTCGCTTGATATTGAGACTGCATCAAATGCTGTCATTGAGTGGCAGAACTTCGTCAGCAAACATTCCCGTCTTTTCAAGGAGGGACTTGCCAAGCAACTTGTTTCGTCTGGTGAGAATCCGACTGCCATAACAGATTTCAAGGAAATGCGTATCAGCACTTCCTTCAAGACGTGGCAACCGTTTGACGAGGCAGCATGGAACCAGATGCTTTGCACGCTTCGTGGAGCAGGACTTATCTCAACGAAGACAGGCGTGGAGAAGAACACGGTATCAACTCCCGACGAGGAAATCCGTATGGGCAACGAGGCGGTTGCTCCCGAGAAGGAAAATGGAGGTATTCAGACTAAGGAAACTGTTAACGAATAGAAATGAAGGCGAGCGCGTTACATATTCAAAGGCTTGTGGATGGAAATGCCGTGAGCTTTCCTGCCAAAGGCGAGGAGGCGATTGTCGGCTCATATACTTATAGTGGTAAGCGTATGGGTGGCGCGCCTACGCTTACGGCAACCATCTACTATGAGCGTCCCCTTGATGATGATTGGACGTATGATGAATTTGTAGAGTTTCTTGGCGAGCGATTCTTCGTAACGTCCATTCCTTCTTCGAGCAAGGACAATGAATCCATGATGTACAAGCATGAGATTGTCTTTACGTCACGAAGGGAGATTCTTGATAATACATTGTTCTTTGATGTCGTGTCAGACTATGACAAGGATACCCATGGAGGAGACCGTTATGTTAGCAATCAGACCAAATTCCAGTTTGGAGGTACTATTCGTGAGTTTGTCAGCAGAATCAATAGTGCCCTTGCTTACTGTGGCCTTTACTTTCCACAAAAGGCCCAAGGGGATAGGGGGTATTATGTTGTTGTCGATAACGGATATGGTACGGACGATGTGAAGGAAATATCGTTTGAGGACGAATATATCACCAATGTGATTCAGCTCATCAATACCGAGTTTGAGTTGGATTACTATTGGGTAGGAACGGTGTGCCATGTTGGTAAAGTCCAGCATGATTTGACCGATAACGACGAGGACATTGTGAGGTACGGTCGCAATGACGCATTGTTATCCATATCTCGTGAGAATGCAAACACGAAGATTGTTGATATGATCACGGGCCGTGGCTCTTCCGACAATATACCGGAATACTACCCCAATGATGGAGAGTTTGGACTTGCCGTATTCAATACTGCGAATATTGACAAAGAGGACGTAACGGTTAATCTCGAAAAGTTATATGCTCTGGACAACCCGATTGGCAGGACTTTTACCTTTTGCAAGATCAAGGATGGCCAGTATGACAACACCATTGATGTCTATGTCAGCGAAGTGTGGAGCAATTACCAACCGTGTTTTAAAGAATTTTCCCAAAAGTGGCATATCGGACATTGTGATGCCGGCACTCGCATCAAATTGTCTGGAATACGGTGTGAAGTTCGTGGCGAAAAGCATCAATGTGACAACCTTTTCGCTATTGTCGAATCGTCATATTCGATAGTTGTTGACGGGACAAGAACAGAGAAAGTTTCTCTTGACGACAATTTTGTTTGCCCCGTTCCTGGCGACTACAAGTTTGTTCATCTTGTTTCGTATTATGTAAAAGAGCGCGAACAAGTGTCAGACGGTGATCATACGGGTGGCTACCTCAACATCGTCGCATCCATTCAAGGCTCGATAGGCGTTTCATGCCAAAAGAGTGACGGGGAACTTTGGTTCTATTCCGAAGGAATGTCGTTTAGGTATGACGATGGCGGGATAATCTTTGCCGACATATCCAAGGCCGTTCCTGCTATATGCGGGATGGAATACTACAACGGTTTTGTGCCGTATGGATTGACTGGAGAGGAAACAGCATCGAATGTGGAAATTAAGGATAGAAAGTTTGTCTTTCCGTCCCAAAACCTTATGCCGAGTATCTACAGAAAAAGTGGTGGCGCTAACAGATTCTATTTGGCAGAGAATGGTAAGTACGAGAAGCCGGATGGAAGCGGTGAGTTTTATCAATTCGCCAACTTATACAAGGTAGGCAAGCCCCATCAGGGCAGCGTCTCTTTTGATGATATAAAGCCTACAATCAACGGAATCCGTAACGACGTTATACAGAGCGACGGCCTTGGCCAACTGTTCGGTGAGATTGCCGATGTGGCCTTTGACGCAAAGGATAACGACATCAAGGACGATAGTGGAAATTACACTCATCCCTATTTCTACTTGAAGTTACACAAGTTTAGCGGAGAGTTTGGGTTTGACCTCTTCGCAAGTGCCTTGGCGTCAGATACCGCTAAGATCAATTTGATAGATAGCATTGGCTGTCCCGCTTGTAGCTTTGAAATTCAGACACACAAGAGTTCGGATGGAAAGAAGTTTTACAATCCTGTCAGCACGGATGCTATCGGAAACCTGAAAAAGGTTGACGGCAAAGAGACTGGCGACTACATTCTCTCTCCGGATGATGCCGCGTCGGACACATACAACCAAGATTCCCGCAAACATGAATTGTGGATTGCTCTGAAAAAAGACGCAAGCACACTTGGTATCATCATGCCTAACGCTGCGAACAACTTCAAGCCAAAGAAGGGCGAAAAGTTTGTTATCACGGGCATCAAAGCGCCGTATTCACTCGTTACGGCAGCAGAGAAGCGACTGGATGATGCGCTTATCAAGTATATGTTCGAGAACAACGAAGACCAATTCAACATCAATGTCAAGTTTTCTCGCGTATTCTTGCAGGAGAATCCATCGTTTGCGAGCAGGTTGAACGAAAACTCAAAAATAAAGGTTGAGTACAATGGCAAGCAATATGAGCTTTTTGTCAGCAGCTTTACGGTCAAGGCAGAGAACTCTGTATTGATGGAGGTTGATGTGGAGCTCGTCAAGTCTCTTGAAATAACCCAAAGTGACGTAAAGAATATCGTCGATTCTGTCAAGGGAGAGGTGGTAAGGCCACTTGCCAACCTTGCTGGCGGTGGCGGCTCTAACATCAATATGTCAATCACTGATAAGGCTTATCTGTCCAAGCTGCATGATGATTCGACCAAGTACAGGCTAACCGTCGGCGAATTTCAGAGCAATGGACGCGCCACAGTAAAAGGCGACGTAATCGTGTCCGATAGCGGGACATTCGTTAGCGGTGCGGAAGGCCACGGCACGCGACTTGGCAATGACGGTATGTGTGAGACTGATATTGTGAAGTTGCGCGGGTACTTGGGCACGCCAAACTTCGTTGACGGATTCAACGGAAACGGATTCAAGCTTTGGATAGACGATTCAAAGCTCGCTAATCTTACTCTTGATAGGCTTACTGTTCGCCAAACGATGGTTATTTTCGAGCTGCTGATCGAGAAAATCCGAAGTGTTGGAGGCCAGATATGCGTGAGTGCTGCCAATGGAAAAATCAAGTCCGTCAAAGAATACGAGGACAACTATGTTATTGAGTTTGAGCAGGAGAATACGTTTGTTGCCCACGATCTTGTACGTTGCCAAACCTTTACAGGCAAAAACTTGAAGAGTTATTGGGCCGAGGTGGCGAGTGTTACGAAAGACGGCGTGATTATTCCCAAAAGCGAGTTTGCCAATTCCCTTCCAGCCGTAGGAGACGAGTGTGTCCTTATGGGCAACACCATCAATACAAAGCGTCAGAATCTCGTCCTGATTTCAGCAACAGAGGATGGAAACCCTCGCATAGATGTCATGAATGGCGTGAATCGCAAAGGATTTGATAGATCTCTTCGCGCCCGGCTTGGCAACCTTGACGGAATCAATGATGATTGGTTTCCTGCCTCGAATCAGCCTAACGGTGACGGTCTTTATTGCGACAATGCCTTTTTGAAGGGTACATTCCTGCTTGAGACGGGTGAAGACGTAAAGACCCGTTTCGAGATTACGGACGGAAAGATAGAGAGTGCGGTGGAGGGCGTGCGCCAAGACCTCATGCCTGACAGGGGGTATCTTAGCAACCCCTCATTCAACGAAGGCTTTGACAAATGGGGCACACAGAACGAGACGGTATTCTTCCTCGTTGGCAATAAATGGATATATGCGAACAATAACGTACTATCCAAGCGTGGCGATAGCGCCATTGTTGTCAAGGACATGGGCCGCACGGTCGTACATATCAAGAACAAGTACATCTGTCAGAAGAATAAGAATCTCGCAAAGAAACCCGACATGCCAACGAATGCGGACGGGACGAAGGAGGCGCAACCCGTGTACCTTGCCTTCTTCTACCGATGCGCTACTGCCGGAAAACTCACTGTCACCTTTGAGGGTGTGGATAAGACGGGATTTGCCGATTTTGAATCGTTCAACATTGAGCAGGAGGTCGGTGTGACGGACGGCTACCAGCAATTCACTTGTGAAGGTATTTGGAACGGCACGGGTGACTTCAAGTTGTCGTTCACTGGCGAAATCTATCTGTACATGCTTGTCCTAAGCACGGACAAAGTGGATAGCCTCACCTATAAGTATCGCACGCTCTTCGAACAGAGTGACAAGCTAATCAATATTGCTGCACAGAATTTTGACAAGGACGGAAATGTATTGGCAGATAGCGGTATTATGGTGAAGCCTACTGGCGTCGGTATCTATTCACAGGGTAGTGATGGCAAGTTTGCCCTCATAGGTGTTGAGGTGAAGGGAGAGGACGGTAAGTCGAGCATCAAACTGTTTGCCGATAATATACAACTGGAAGGCTATGCGACCATAAACGGCAACTTCAAAATTGACAAAGAGGGAAACATGGTTGCCAAGAACGGCCAGTATGAAGGAACGGTCGTCGCAAACAGTGGTAAGTTTATTGGCGCAATCGGTTCGCCATACAATAACGTGGGCGCTGCTCAAACGCAATGGCCGTCAGTTGATACGGGAATGAATGTGATGGTAAGTGACACCAAGCGGGCCGAGGCTGGCCTTGTCCTGCCCGCATACAAGGAAATCGACGGAGTAGAATGTGATGTTATTAACGCTACCGCCACAGATACGTTCATTACCATACCGTCAAACAATGATCCAACCCAATGTCTCCTTTACCGCAACACGCACATTACGAGTGTCAAGTTGGGTGGCAACTTCTGCCGTGTCCGTTTGAAGGCATTTGTTCAGCCTGGTGCAGACGGATGCTCGTGGACAATACTCAACACATCTGACTTTGAGTTGGCTACGGATGCAGACTTAAAGTATATTTATGCAAAATCAGTGTTAAATCCAAGTGTTTTAAACTAAACTAAAAATATATGACAACAGAGGAAAAAGACGAGATTAAGAAAGCCGTTCTCGCCGATATACAGGCGGAATCGCAGGATGTCAGCGAGCTCGAAGTAGTCGATACCCTCGATGGCGTGCAAAGCCTTCCTACCATGAAGGGAGGCCAACTTGTAAGTGCCCCCGTGAATCTTCTCTCCAAGCCTGCTACGGATGCTGCGGCCAAGGCAGAGGTGGCCACGCAGGACGCCATTGCCAAGGCCGATAGCGCGGTAAAGGAAGCCATTGGAAAATCCGATGCGGCCACGCAGGAAGCAAAGGCCAAGACGGATGCTGCGGCACAGAAAGCTACGGATGCTGCGGCCAAGGCCACCAAGTCTGCCGAGGCGGCTGATGCGGCTGCGGAACGTGCTGAGGCCGTTGAGACTGGTTATAAGGAGGTGGCTATTTCTGCAAGGGATGGCGCTACGGCCCGCTTCGACGGTTTTGTGGAGGACGTAACCATTGCGCAGGTATCGGTCATTGAAGTTGATGGCGTGTTCTTTGATACGGCCCGCCTGGTATTTGTCGGGCGAAGCGGCACAAACTATGTCAACAACTGGGGCAAGGCCGGTCTCTATATGGACGACAGCAGGACGAGTGTCTTGAAGGACAAAGTGTATCTTCATGGCGCATCCATCTACGCATGGAGCGAAGAGGATGGCACGCTTTCTGAGGTAAGTGGCAGCGGCTCGGGTAGTGGATTCTACAATGTCACGAACGAGCAGCCTCTTAGCAGTGGATTCTACACCAAGCAGACGGCCATTGCTGCACTTGCCAATGCGAAAATAAAGGATGAGGACAAGCCCGGCATGATCCTTACTTTCGAGCAGTCTGCTGGCGTGTGGGCCGACTACCGCTTTACGGCCAGTAGTATTGACAAATTTCTCACTCCCGAGAGTTGGGAAGAGTACGGCGGCGGAAAAATCAAATCTATTACGCTCAACGGCTCAGAGATCGCGCCGGACGGCAACGGGAATGTGTCGCTCAATATAGACCAAATCGCCGTGGATGAGAGCTTGGACCAGGATAGTACCAATCCCGTACAAAACAAGGTCATTACGGCAAAAGTCAACGAGATTAGTGACGCTGCCATTGGTGGAATGGAGGTGATTGAGAGTGAAGACAAGAACACCATCAATATTCGCAACAAGAAGGGCGCAGTTATTGCCTCCGCTGAATTTAGCGGCGGTGGTGGCGGCGGCGGTGGTTCTACCGCAAGCCAAATCTTAATATCTGCGTCCGTTGACAAGAAGCAGGTAAAAGAGGGCGATAACGTACAGTTGTCCTACACATACAACCATGTCAATTCGAGTGGAGATAGCGACGGTATCAAGGCAGACATAACCATTACTATATCCCGTGGTACTACGCAAACCTATCAAGTCACGACGAAGAATGTCAGCGCGGGTAGCTACACGCTTGACGTGTCTGACTATTTGCTTGTAGGTGTCACGGACATAAACGTTGATGTTGTGGCCATTACCGAAGATGGAACGAAGCAGACCAAGCGGGCCTATGCGTCCGTAACTGTTGTCACACTCAAACTCACAAGCTCGTATAACCTTGGCTCTACCATTATTGGAGGCGGTTACAAGAATGGTGAAACGATTGAGATTCCGTTTACGATTACTGGTAGTGGTACGAAAGACGTCTCAATGCACGTTGACGGTTCTTCAACGCCCGTGTCGCAGACTATCAGCAAGAGTGGAACGGTGAACGGCTCGTTTTCGATCAATGCCTCTACGCTTTCTGCGGGAAGGCATACGGTTCAACTTGTTGCTGAGCGAGACGGATTGAAGAGTGATAGCATCTTCATGGATATTCTCAAGGCGGGTAATAATGAGCCGTTTATTGGCGTGAAATACACCGATAAGACGGGAACAATTCTTACCACGAATCATCTTAGCCCGTCACTACCTGCATCTCAGTACGACCAGACGACGTTTGCCTTCATTGCCTACGACCCGGAGACAACCCCTGCCTTGGTCGAGGTTTATCTGAATGGGAAGTTGACGAACACTATCAATGCCCCGCGTTCCATGCAGTACTACACCAACCGTTTCACCACAAAGGGAAAGCAGACCCTCCTTATGAAGGTAGGAACGAAGAGTTATCAGCTTGGCATTGAAGTGGCAGAAAGTAGCATCAATCTCAATGAGGCCACCTATGGCCTTGTGGCGAAGTTTGATGCTGCCGGACGAAGCAACTCAGAGAGCAATCCAGCGCAATGGGAATCGGGAGGTATCACTACTGAGTTTCAAGGATTCGACTGGAGCAGTAACGGTTGGACTGGTGATAGCCTCAAACTGACCAATGGCGCAAAGATTGTCTTTGACTACAAGCCGTTCGAGCGTGATGTCAAGGCGACCGGCCTTACCATTGAGATGACCGTCAAGGTAAGTAGGGTTATGAAGCGGTCGGCCAATGTTATCAGTTGTATTGATAACGGTAAGGGTCTGCTTGTAACCTCAGAGGAAGCGAGTTTCAAGACGGGACAAACGATCACTTACACCAACGAGGATGACGAACAAGTGACCCGTGAGATCAAGCTCGGAACAAACTTCGTGCCTGACAAGTACCACAAGATAGCCCTTGCCATTGACACGAAAGACAATCATCGCCTTATGCACCTATATGTCAACGGAAACAGAACTGGTGCGGACATTTACGACAACTCGTTCAATTTTGCGCAAGACAACCCTCAGAAGCTGAGTATTGAGAGCTCTGAGGCCGATGTGGAGGTGAAAAACGTCCGCATCTATCGTCGTGCCATTAGTGACGATGAGGAGCTTGACAACAACACCGTAGATGCCGATACGAGCGACGAGATGATGGCTTTGTTTGACGAGAACAACATTCTTGGAGACACTGGCGGCGTGGATATTGACAAAATCCGCGCAAAGGGTAAGGGCGTGCTGCGCATCGTTCGCGCAAACAAGCTCGACGACGTGTATGCCGAGAACAATAAGAAGACGGACTTTAAGGCAGACATTTATTTCTACTCGCCCTATGGCAAGGAGTATGACTTCATTCTCCGCGACTGCAATATTCGCATCCAGGGAACGTCTTCTACCAAGTACCCGTCAAAGAATATTCGTATTTACTGCGCCAAGGGAGGAGAGACACTTTCCTTTACCGTTGGCGGCGTCTTGGATCCTAACGGAAAGAATCGCTACTCTATGCGGCCGGGTGCTATCCTCATGAATCTCTTCTGCTGCAAGTCTGACTACTCAGATAGCTCCATGTCGCTCAATACGGGTGGCGCAAAGTTGTTCAATGACGTGTTCAAGGAGCTCGGCCTACTTACTCCTCCGCAACGCTATCAGTATGAGAAAGGCGGCAACTCTTTGTCTGCCGTCAATATTCGCACGGCTATTGATGGCATTCCTATCGACATTTTTTGCTCCGAAACGGTGGATAGCGAGAGCGAGTACTATGGTCAGTACAACTTCAACAATGAGAAGTCGAAGAGTGAAACCTTGTTTGGCATGACTGGATTGGACGGGTTTACTCCCGAGTGTCCTCTCACGCTGGAAACGCTCAACAATGGCGAGAAGACCTGCTTGTTCCAAAGCGATAGCGATGAAGACCTCATTGCCAATTTCGACAAGGGGCTTGAAACCAATTATCCCGACGATGTGAAGTGGGCCGGACTGGATGAGGCGCGCCAAAACGCCTTGAAGCGTCTCTTTGGATGGATAAGGTCATGTGTCCCGGCAGGTGCAAATCCAAACGACCTTTCAACTTTCAAGAGTGAGAAGTTTGCCAAGGAGATTGATCAGTATTTCGACAAGGATTTCATTCTGACCTACTACCTGTGGACGGACTATTTCTTGTCAGTCGATCAACGGGCAAAGAACATGATGCTTCGTACATGGGACGGACTGAAATGGTATATCACCTATTACGATGGAGATACTCAGCTTGGTAAACGCAACGACTGCTTCCTTGTATATGTATATACGACGGATAGAGACACTTACGACGCAGAGGCAAGTAAGTACGCCTTCGAGGGTCGTGATAGTTGGCTGTGGAACTTGGTGCTTGCTAACCTGCAAGATGATTTGAAGCGATGTGCGGCGAAGCTGAGGCAGGTAATGACCAACGAGCGTGTGCTCAACATGTTTAACAAGGAACAAAGTGGCCATTGGTCAGACCGTGCATTTAACAAGTCTGGCGAGTTGAAATACATCAAGCCTGCCGTTCAGGTAATGTATGGCAAGTTATGGCCGTTCATCTATGCCTTGCAGGGTTCTAACATCTCCCATCGTGAGTACTTCATCAAGAATCGTTTTGCATTGCTTGACGCAAAGTATGGGACGAGCAACTTCACTTCGGACAATGTTGACATGTACATTTCCCGCAATGTTGCCGATGCTGCTGACAGCGTAAAGATAACGGCCAACGAGGTGTATGCCTTCGGATATGGCACGAACAACTCCCCGAACATCGAGAACACGGGAATTGTCAAGGAGGGAGAGGTGGCCACGCTTACCATCAATGGCGCATATACAGTCAATGACCCGTTGAGAATGTACGGAGCAAGTAGAATGCGCGTGCTTGATATGACGGGCGCAGCCGATCACTTGAAGAATGGCCTTGACCTCGGCAAGTGTGATGTGCTGCGTGAGTTGAATTTGCAATCTGCTGGGACTGGCTCTACTGGATGGTGGCTTGTTCTGAATGCGTGCAAGTCTCTCAAGCACATAAACCTTCGCAACCAGTCGCAGGCCAAGACGGGTAGCAATACGTCGAAAGAAATTGATCTTTCCAGTCAGACAAGGCTTGAGTATCTTGATGCAAGGGGAACAAATGTTGAGAGCGTCAACTTTGCGAAGGGTGCTCCCGTCACATCGGCCTATCTCCCTGGTACCATTACTTCGCTGAGGCTGGAATATTTGTCAAAGCTCACCCCAGCGGGCCTTTCAGTTGAAAGTTTCACCAATGTGAATACGTTTGTGTTCTCGGGCTGTCCCAACCTTGACTGGAAAACGCTGCTTGACAAGTGCGTCAATGTCAAAAGAATCCGCATAACGGGTATTGACATGGAGGGTGACGGCGCATTGCTTGATAAGTATATGAACGTTGGCGGTGTTGATGATGGAGGAAGTTATACGGACACCTGCGCCCTCGTGGGGTCGTATAGGCTCACCCGTTACGTTGACGACGAGACGTTTGCTGCATACGTTGCTCATTATCCCGAGCTCAATGTGAGCCAACCTGAATACACTATGATCAAGTTTGGTGATAGTGTCTCAGATAGTGCCAACATTTCCAATCTTGACAATGAGACGGGCTACGAATATGACAAGGCGTTTGTACCGAGTGGTCATGTCGTAAAGATTCTGTCGAATCGCCATCGTGTCCTTATGAAGAAGACTGGCGTGAAGGAGGTTACTGTTTGTCAACTTCACGACAAGAATAGTAACTTCTTTGCAGATACGGCAGACGTGACAAAGGCTACACCCGCCAAGCTGACGGGTGAGATGGGTGATGTAATGATGCGAGAGCCGCATTATTGGTACAAGGGTATCAATGATATTCTCAACAAGGAAAAGTACTCATTATTTAGCTCTCTCAAGAAGCGCCCCGCATCGTTTGACTTCAAAAAAATAGAATTTGAATCACTAACTGTAAAGAAGGGATATGCGATTCGTTCAAATCTTGATTACGCAACGCTTGCAGAGGCAGAATCCGTGATGAGTTCTGATAGCTATGTGACTGTAGATGTCAAGGGGTACGAACAGGTTAGATACCCGTCGTTGCCGTCTGCCTTGTATGGCGCAGTTATGCTTGATGCTAACGGGACGATCGTTAAGCGCATGAAGGCTTCATCGGATAGTGGTCTCATTGCCGGAATGTATTGCTTTACCAGCATACCAAAGAATGCCGTTACGCTCGCATTCACCATTGCCAATGATGCCCCATTTGATTATGTCCTCCTTACGAAGAGCGACAGAATAGAGGCCATTGAGCCTGACTGGGTTGAGCATGAAGAATGTCTCGTCGGCGTTTATGAGGCCCTGCTGCGTGACGACAATCTCTATTCCATCAGCGGCGTGAAATCAACTGGTAATATCTCCTACGAAGACTTCAAAATTTACGCAAGAAACCGTGGCGAGGGATTCCAGTTGATAGACTGGGAAATGCACAAGGATGTTGGCAATCTCTTCTTTGCCAAGTATGGCGAGCGTGATAGTCAAGGAACGTGCGGCGCAGGTACTTCTTCATACAGCCGTGCAACAGGTGCTTCCGACGCCACGGGTATGCAGGACACCAAGCCTACCGCAAAGGATGGCGATACGCCTCCTATTATCAGCAATGATTCGTATCAGAATGCGAATGCGTATGTCCTCAAAAACGAAGACGACGAGGTGCGTACACCAATCGGATCGCCCGTATGTATGGGTTATGAGAACTGGTATGGAAACAAAGCAGAGTGGATGGAGGTGTATTTCAACAAAGAAAAGGTTGATTACATTTTTCGTTCTGTTATGCCTGACGGTACGGAGCGTCAAGTCCAGGGCATGAAGACGTATGGTAGTCTCTATCCCAAAAGTGTTGTTCATGGCAGGTTCATGGATATTGTCACGGCACGAGACGGCGGGTCGCAGACCTCTAACTACTACGACAACTTCTATCAAAGTGCTTCACTGTCCCGTGTGGTCTATCGGTCGAGCAACTACGCGTATGCGTATGGCGGTGTGTCGTGTGCGTATGCGAATAGCGATTCCGCGAGCGTCAGTGCGAGCGTCGGGTCTCGGCTTGCCTTCCGAGGAACAATCAAGGAGGCGTCTTCGGTGTCTCAGTTCTTGTCAATTAGCATGATAGCATGATGCGGAAAGTCGAAAAAGCGTCCATCCGTGGTGCGAGGCGGGATTCGTCCCGGCCTCCGCCGTTTGGATGAATCAAAAATAGAGAAGGCAGATTTCCCAAGTAGTCCCGTGTGGTCTATCGGTCGAACAACAACGCGAATGCGAATGGCGGTGTGTCGTATGCGAATGCGAATAACGATTCCGCGAACGTCAATGCGAACATCGGGTCTCGGCTTGCGATCAATATTAACGTTTGTCTTAAAAATTTTTTGGCGTACAACGATGGGGACGTGTCCCCGATGTCGTGCCAATGGGAATGAGCCTCAGTAATAGCGTGAGCAATCACGGAAAACTGAAATATATAACGTGGGGTAGAGTTTAGTAGGGACAGAATGTCAGCCGAAAAAGTTAGGCCCCGAAAAATTGAAGGCAGAAAATGAAGCGTATAGGAAAAACGTCAAACCTAATTGATGAGATAGTTGAGTATGGCAACATATCCAACTCAATTGATGTTGTCCTTCGTGGACGTATGAGGAAACAAACGAGAAATGGGCGTTATATCCTTGAACATCGTGACGAAGTGATTGCAAAACTCCAAAAAGAAATCAAGGATGGCGTGTTTCAAATAACGAGTTATACAGAAATGGAGGTGAAGGACGGGGGAAAAATTCGTAAAATTCAATTTGTCAACAGATATGAGGAGCGTATCGGCTGCAATGCAATCATGCGTGTTGTCGAGAAGCATGTTTTCGGACGATATATAAGAACAACTTCGGCAAGTATCAAGAGCAGGGGAATGCACGACCTCAAGAAATATATTCAAAAGGATATGGAACTTGACCCGGAAGGTACGAAGTACTGCTACAAATTCGACATAAGAAAGTTTTATGAGAGCGTGAATCAAGATTTTATGATGTATGCGCTTCGCCGTCTGTTCAAGGATAGGCGGCTACTTACTTTGTTTGAGCGATTTGTGCGACTGACACCAAATGGCCTAAGCATTGGCCTTCGAAGCTCGCAGGGGTTTGGCAATATGCTTTTATCTTTATTCCTCGACCATTACCTTAAAGATCAATTCGGAGTTAAGTACTACTACCGATATTGTGATGATGGTGTTGTCTTCGAAGGAAGCAAGAAAAAGTTATGGATGATACGGAACTTCGTACATGAGTGTTCTGAATTTACGCAGCTAACCATAAAGCCAGACGCGAGAGTGTTCCCGACAAGCCAAGGGATAGATTTTCTCGGTTTCGTGATATACAAGCATGATTATGTTAGGCTTCGTAAGAGAAACAAGAAAAATGCTGCAAGAAAGTTGCATCGTGTTAAGAGTAAAAAGAGAAGGCAAGAGGTGATTGCTGCTTTGTATGGTCAATGCAAGCATGCCAACTGTCACAATTTGTTTTACAAGTTAAGTGGTATCAAAATGAACGAATACAAGAAATTAAGTAGAACGGGCATTAAGCCTAAGTATGAAGATGGAAAGAAACGCTTTGACGGCAAAGAGGTCAACCTTGCTGATCTTGTAGGCGAGGAGTTTGTTGTGGTAGATTACGAGGTCGGCCTAAAGACCAAGGTGCAACGAAAGGAATATGATGAGGCCGTGGCCCGTCAGCGCAAGGAGTTGGAGAATTACACTACGCACAATATTACTCCACCCAAAGGGTTCGTCTATCCTGAGCAAGTTCCATTGCCTGTAGGTAAATATCTCATTTCTATCATTCGCAATGTTGGCACTCCTAACGAGTGTCTCGTCAAAGTGTTCACGGGAGACGGAGAAAATAAGTCTATCCTTGACCAAATGAGGGAGCTACATCTTCTTAAAGAGGAGGGTGATAGTGAAGACGCAAAGAAGGGCGTGTGTTGCAGCGTCAAAACGGTTCGCTGCAAGGGATTTAATAGATATGTCTTATGCTAAAACTTTAAGATTATGGTAATGAAAGTAAATGGTTGCATTGGTGTGTTGCCAATTGAGTGTGTAAACCCACGCAAGAACAAATGGAAAGTCCGTTGGAATATCACGGAGAAGGAGGACGGATCTTCCGACTGGTACGAGCAGGACTATGACCACAAGCCTACATTGGAGGAGATTCGGGATACGATCGTTAAGTTCCACAATGGCCAAGTGGATGCAAAGATTCTATCGGGATTCTCCTGGAAAGACATGCCTGTGTGGCTGTCGTCAGAGAATCAGTTCAACTACAAGGCGTCCTTTGACTTGGCCGTACAAACCAATGGTCAAAATCTCCCCGTGCGTTTCAAGTTCGGAACGGACAAAGACCCAAAGTACTACGACTTCAAAACGATTGATGAGCTCTCGGACTTCTACACAAGTGCCATCAAATTCATCAATGATACGCTACAAGAGGGATGGGCCGAGAAGGATAGTGTTGACTTTTCTGTTTACTCAATATAATTTCAGAAAGTATGAAGAAAATTTTCAAATGGTTTCTTGCCAGTAATCGCTATAAGCATTTTATTGGCGGATTTGTGATTGGAGTAGGCGCAGATAGTACCTATTGTGCTATGTATGCTGGTTGTGGCGTGGCTGCGGCCCTGGAGTTGAAGGATCGTCTTTGGGGTGGCAAGTGGGATTGGATAGACTTTGGGTGCACGGTTGCAGGAGTGGTATTGGGCCGTATTGCCATGGTGTATTTGTGTAAGGTTTTGTGAATTGATAGACCGCTATCTTGTGTCGTAAAGACCTGAGATGGCGGTCTTTGCAAAGTTTAACAGTTAAACTTTGTGTAAAACGGATTTATGATATGTAATTTGTTTAATTTTGCAGTATTAACCAGTAATTCTATGTGATTATGAATAAGGAGCAAGAAGAACAAGCCCTTCGGGTTTTACGAGACCTTGATATAAGCGAAGTGATGTCTCTATTGCTTCGTGGTAGTAATAGGTACAACAAGCGTATCTTGAAGTTTTTTAGGTGGTTTTGCAAATACGTACCTATCTTCATCATGATATTCCATTCCTATGGAGTTTTTATGTTTAGCCAGCATCCCAGGGAGATGTTTATTTCGATAAGCGAGAATATGGCTTGCTATAGTTTTATTTACTTCATGGTTTATATATTACCTATGGTAATTATTTTCGCAAGTCGTTTCTTTTGGCTATGCTGGAAGTATAGAATACCGTTCTTTTACTTCTTTGGTGTGAACTCTATCCATATAGCATACGGTAGCCTATTCACCACAAACAGCATGGTGATGGCGCACTATTGCTTGTCGCTCATGATTCTCTTGTTCTATCTATATGGGGCGTTTGATTGGTTTGTCAACAGTACAAAACTTGGTCGAAGTTTTTTTTCTTAATTTATCTACTATATTATGGGCAATCCACGAAAGGTATTCAACTACAGAACGATGTATGAGCTCCTAAAGGCCATTACAGAACGTGTGAAGCTCGCTTCCGAGCAAGAGGAACGTGGCGAGCCGGTAACGGCGTGTGGTATGAGCAATGACGACATTGCCGACCTTTGCGAAGATTACTTACCGAATCTCTTCAATCCGTATATGACCATAGGTGACATTAAACGCGAAAGCGGGCTGAGTGAATCTACCATCAATCGCGCTATAAGGGACGGTGATCTTCAAGGCAAGAAAACCGCAGGAAGTCACTTTAATCTTTTCAAAAAGTGGAATGTGCGGGAGTTCCTCAGAAGAAGGAAGGGGAAATGATCCTGGTTGGGATTCTCATGTTTGTTTTTAATGTAGCGTAAAATGCTTTTTGAGCGTGACGAGACAGATTGCTTTGTCACGCTAACACCTTGTTATTCATACTGTTGCAAAAGTCCTGACAAAGTTATTGTTGTTCATTAGCAGAATAAGTAACTTTGCCATCGTAATCGGTTACTTGAGTTAGTTTTTTTAATGTGTCATAACAAAAAGCATTCAGTATGGAAATGACGAATAATAACGAGCGTATCGTGGAGAAGAAAATCTACGAGGACGGCAAGAAAGAGTATGCGAGCAAGGGCGTTGCCGGCACGGCATTGGGCCTTGGCATCGCTGGTACGGCCCTCGGCCTGCTCGCTGGTGGTATTGGCGGCGGACGTGGTGTGTTCGGTTCGCTTGGCACGGGCAATATGCCTGACAATGTGAACATCAACGCTTACGGCGGGCTTTCGAGCGTTAATGCTTCTCCATCCGCGTATGACGTGATGCAGAAGGAATGTGCCGACGAGGTGAAACTCCTCACCGACATGTTCGGGCTGAAACTCGATACGGCTAACAAGTTCTACGCAATGCGCGAGACGGACATTGCAGAGAAGTTTAGCCTCTACAAGGGTTATGTTGAGGGCCTCAATGCAGAGAACCGCCGGAGTGTAGCTGCTGAGTTTGGCCTTTACAAGAATCAGCGCGACGCATACGACGCCCTTAACGAGAAGTACTCTGCCAAGTTCAACGAGCTTGACAAGAAGGTTGCCATCATGGAGGCCACCCGTCCGTATCAGGACAAGCTGCTTATGCAGGCGATTGATGCTATGGGCGAGCGCAACATGTGCTACACCGACCGCAAGACTTGCCGTTGCATCTATGGTGTCGTTGGTCTTCCTTCCACGCCGACCGTTACGGTTTTGGAGGGGGCTAACCCTTTCGGGTGCAACTGCCGACAGGCTCAAACGGCGGCAGCGGGAGCGTAAAGAAGACTGTAAAAAAGTCAAGTAAGAAGTAAGTTGGTGATGGGCGTATGGCCTCATGTGGCTTGCGCCCAATCACCAATTACAAAATCAATCACCAACTTAGAATTATTTGCGACATGAACTATATGCAAGATCCGTTGCTTGGCCTCGGCAGTCAATATCCGCCAGCCAATCAGATGCAGGCAGAGAACGAGGAGTTTGCAAAGAAATTGGCACAGTTGCAACAGCAGAGAGCAACCATCAACATGCAGGCCCAACCGTCCCAAACTCCATTGTGGGACGAAATAGACAAGATAGAGGATGGATTGACAAGTGGTCATCGTCAAATACTCAACCAAAACGAAGAGTATGTGGAGAGTTATCAATACGTGTCAAAACTCGTTCAAGACGAGATCCTTCGCATTGTAAGGCCAAGGATCGAAGCCACACAGACGGGGAATGATGCTTTGCGCAAACATCTTGCTCTTATGCAGAGATTGAAAAAATCAATCGTACAGGCAGACGAGCAGAAAAACGCCTTGTTGAATGAATACATTGAGAAGTATTCGAACATGGCCTGGAATGACTTTATTGAGTTGAAGAAAGGTAACAAACAACAAAGCAACAAAGGAGGTAAATAATGAACATTTCAGAATTGAAAGAAAAGCTGCTGCAATCAATAGAGCTTTGGGCAGATTCGAGAATTGACGATATGGTGCAGGGTAATCCAAAACTGGCCGTCCCGTCCGTTTACATGAAGCGTGCGGCACACAACATCATTGCAAAGAACAAGGAGATGCTTTCGCGAAACATTGACAATGTGGCTTTGTTTATTGCCGACGAAGAAGGGAACATGAATGTTGAAACCGTATTCAACGATATGGTTCAGATCTTCAAGTCTTTAGAGCCTATGCCTTACGACCTTGGCGTCTTTAGCGGAACGGTGGGTAACGGCGCATTGACGATAGACCTGCCGGACAACATCGTTACCTCTATTTTGTTCGGCAGCAAGAAAAGTATTCAGTTCACGACAGATGATTTTGCTGAGCTGAAAAAATTGATAACAGAATAATTCAGTGATTATGAAAAGGATTTTTGAGCAAGTAGTTGCCTGTGATGATCAGCAGGTAAAGAACAATGTGATACGCATCTTGGCTGACAGTTGCGAAATAGGGATGAATGGCGAAGCGTTTCTTGAGACGCTTCGAGAGGTGAAGAGTGAACTGGGCGAGTGCAGCTATGACGAAGACATGGCCATGCTACACCTGTGCCTTATCAAGAACGTTCATTGCAAAGAGGCCGCAATTTCCAATTATAACTCAATCAAAGACACAAACATCTCCTGTTGGGATTTTGTTGTCCTTTGGGGAGAAATGGTCAAACGTCATGGTGAGAAAATACGCCGATGGTTTCCGCATATCAAGGAGCTCGATTTTGAGCAAAAGATCCTTGATGAGTGCAAAAACTATCTTTCTTCGGGCAAAAAGCCATTCTATGACTTGAACTTATAATGTTTCTTTGTCGTTGCCTTGGATGTTTGAAATTTTCTTATTAAATTTGTACGAAAAATTTTATCAACAATTATTCAAGGTAACGACAATGAAAGAAGTATTGATTACATTCATGAACGAGCATTTCTATCAGACCTCACTGTTGATATTCCTATGCTTCCTCGGAATCATTGTGTCTATGGCAGTGGATTTGATTGCAGGTGTCCGCAAGGCCCGCGAACTTGGCCGGGCAAGTACAAGTACGGGCTACAAGAAGTCATGCACGAAGGCGATTAAGTATTTTTGCCCGTTCTTTGTAGCGATGTGCATAGACATCATCACATGTGTCATTATTCCCGTCCCATTTTTCTCTATGACGTGGGCCTGCTGGGTCGTGTTCTGTGAGTTCAAGAGTGTCAGAGAAAAGGCATGGGAGAAAGAGGAGATACGCAAGCAGGATAGGACGATGCAGGTGATCCTTGAAAATAAGGATGACATTGCCAAGGCAGTAGTCGATATTCTGCGTCACAGAGAAGAAAAGGAGGCAGAATCATGATCATCACCATTGATAGAGCCTGGAAGAAGGCGGGATACACTATAAGTCGCATCTATGTGAACGGAATGTTGTTTGGGTGTAATGCCATGGAGGATACGGATAGGGGTCTCAGAAGCGACATGCCTCTATCTGAGATCAAGGCAAAGAAGGTGTATGGACAGACAGCCATCCCGAGTGGGGAGTATGAATGTGCCTACACCTATTCTGCTCGGTTCAAGAAGATGCTACCATTGTTGCTGAACGTGAAGGGGTTTGAAGGGGTGCGCATTCATTCAGGCAACTCGGCAAAAGACACAGAGGGTTGCATCCTTTGTGGCAAGAACGACAATGTGGGGTTGGTTAGTCATTCGAGATTTTGGACCAACAAGTTGATTCAGACGATGAAGACTGCTTGGGACAAAAAGGAGAAAGTAATCATCAAAATCAAATAGCGTATGAGAAGCAAGTTGTTTGTTCTTTTTGCGGTTATAGTCGTTTGTACTGTGCTTTTAGGGTGCAAAACGACAAAGTATGTTCCGGTCACTATGACGGAATATAGAGACCGCTATATCCATCAAACGGATAGCTTTGTAAAGACGGATTCTGTATGGGTGCATGACAGTGTGTCTGTTGTGGTCCGTGGCGATACGATATTCAATGACCGTTGGCACTACAAGCTCAAGGACAGAATCGTCTATAAAAGCAAAACAGACACGATTCGCGTAAAGGATTCTGTTCCGTATAAGGTAGAAGTACCCGTTGAAAAGGTTGTCTATAAAGAGAAGAAAACTGGATTCTTTCAAATTGTGTCCGAGACAATCGGAAATATTGCGATAGGATTCATACTCTTCTTTGCAATATCATTCGTGCTCAAGTACGTCTTAGGCGGAAAAAGGCGATGCGAAAATGAGTAATATACGAAGACGGGTGGGGTAGTAGCCGTTAAGCCAAACCCCACCTATGTTTCCTATTCGTCTCTATTGAGCTCGAACCGAATATATAAAGAGAACACAAGCCAAATGATACCGATTGTAATGCGGTCTCCGTGTCGATCAATTCCTATGCATGGAAGGAGAAAGAATTGCCAATGTCTCTTTTTGACGAAAGTTCTTGCTATAACAATCATGTTTGTACCTATTTTCCAGTCGAGCCATAGCCGTTGTATCCCCTCTCCGTTTGTTCCAACTCTTCACACTCAACAAATTCTATTGTAGTGGTAGCGTCTATGTGCATCTGGCACACCCTATCGCCCACCTTGTAGCGCGGCATATTGGGCATGACGTGATAGAATACGGCAGATATTTCACCCGTGTAAATATCGTCAATAGTACCTATTCCGTTACTGAGAACCATACCTGTCTTCCATACAGAAGAACGGGCACGAAACGAGAAACATGGTATTGTGTTGCCTCTCGTGATTTTCTCTCTCTGTAAGGCAAACCCGAGGCCGTATTTCCACACATTAGGCGCAACCTCCTCTTCTGAAACCGCCACGCAGTCATAGCAGAAATCTCTATCGTACTTTTTGTATGGGACAACAGCCTTTGGGTCAACAATTTTGATCTTTACTTTCATAAATGTGTTTTCGTTTTATTGTTTGAGAATTAAATACTTATTTGCTTTCTTTGTTTTCGCTCGCTATTCTTTGTTGATGTGCGTAGAGGTCAAGGAACTCAATTTTTTCACCAATCTTTTTTTGAAGTTCCTCCAGATAGGTGCGCTCGTAAAGCCTTGCGTATTCCGTACATTCTACATTGAATCTGAACATCAGCTTGGTGACCTCTGCCTCAATGTGCTTCTTATCTTTTTTCGTTAGTTCCATCTTATATAAGTTTAAAGTCGTAAACGAACATGTACGGGTTTGAATCCCATGCGTATGCTCCTTTTTCTTTACATATTTTTGAAGAGAATGCATCTCTTGGAGAATTGAACACGAATGTTGAGAAAGCGAATTTACAGTTAATACTATTAAAAAACTCAAATCCGTACTTATCTCCGATACGAAGCACTCCTTCTTTGAAGCATTCTTCGTCGCTAATATCTTTTAGCCGTTCAATTCTGACGCCTGTTATCTGAATGCTCCGATGAAGCATTTCTGTATTGTATCTTACTAATGGTGGTGCAATTATTCGTTGGCGATCACCAACATAATCCGAAGAATCAACATCTATCGTCCTTTTTAAAACTCCAATGTCTAACACCTCTCCTGCTTTGTAATGCGCTTTTGCAACCTCAAAGTCTTCGGAAAATACGGTAAGCAGGCCATCTTTCTCATCAGTGCAAAAAGATATTTCCATGTCTCCGGAGCAAGCATGGTCTCTCATCTGCGTTTTTATTCCGCTCAAAACGTAGTTTGTTTCGTTGAAAACGTTGTTAAATATAATAGTACGCATTTCTATCTATCAATCATTTTTGTCACAATGTATCAGTAATCCCCTTTGGCTGAGTTTCGTCAATAAAATCTTTTGTATCGAGTTGAACACGATGAACAACCATTAATACTTTCATATAAAGAGTATTATGGTCAACGTTCAAGTTCTTTAAAAAGAGATCCTCTTCAAACGCCCGGTCTAATTCGGCCTCAATTTCATAGCTCATGTAGTCAACGAATTCCTTGCAACGTTTTCTTCGCGGCTCTTTCACCCAATCAAGAAACATCTTCTTGTAGTCGGGAAAAGTTTTGATTTTTATTGTTATCATTGTTTATTCCGTAAAAGTTGTTACAAACGTTTTGCTACTTCTTTGTCAAACAAAAGTCAGCCCAAAGGTCGATAAATTGCCTTCCTGCATATTCTGCAAGTTCTTCTGTTTTTAATGCAAGCCGAGCCCCGAAAGCCGCAAAGTCGTCCGCGGAATCGTAAACCGCATACGCATACGAAACACCACCCACCGCAACCGTGTTGTAGTCCGTCCGATAGACCAAACCGGTCTTTTCTTCTTCCGACATACTGATAATTTCTTCCTCGGAACAAAGGTGAAAATACGGATAGTATCGCCGTTCGTCTTCTACGAACTGAGGCATCCAACCTTCATTCATTGCTTTGCAAATTACCCGTAGCTTCATGTATGCAATCACATCGGCAGGCTCATCCTCATACTTACTCATATACAGTTTTGGTTCGATATACACCTCACGGCAAGCATCCTCAAAAGTCTTCACTCGATCAGTGATTTGAAGGTCTTCTTTGAGTTGAGGGAATAATGTGAGAAGGCTTTCCTTGGTACTATTATTTGCCTCCTCAAAAGCACGCTTTATATCTTCAACCTTGACTTCTATAGTTTTTTCCATTTTGATTTTACATTCTAATTAAGTCTTCAATACAGACAAGCACGGCAAACTGGTGTTTTGTCGGGGTTTTCACCCGTAGTTTTTTCCAACGTCATTGCGGACGCTCCTTGTCTTGATGATTAGTCTTACCTAACAAATCAAGACTTGAAACCTGTGCTGAATTGTCTAAGCAGTTATTGATATTTTACGGCTACAGCAAATGCCAACCAGTCTAAAACGGCTCAACATCGTACCGTGCTTGCTGCATTGAGAGACTTTGTTAATTACTTACTCGCAAATGATAGCGAGCTGACCGCAGGCCGCACCGTTTTCGATTTCAGCCTTTGTCGCAATGGCCACTGCATAATCGTAGCCCATTGCCTCCAATTGATTCTTGATTTCTGTCATTGTTGTAAGAATTTAAAGATTTATACTAAATTTACGCCTTCGACAACTCCATTGCCAAGGTGATTTTTTTCAGAAATGTTGTTAGGATTGATGGGGGACAACTTCACGAAGAAATGTTCCTTGTCAAACCATTCCTTTAGCTTTTCAGCATCGAAGTCAGAAGTATCAACAAGAGTGAGGTTGATTGTCGTTTTCAGATTACTCTGTGTTCGTATCTGACCAAGCTCTTTGATTGACATCTTGCTCTTATACGGAATGAGCCAGTTGCGCTTCTCGTCATCGAATGAGTGAAGACTTATCTGGAGGGTGATATTTCCCTTAATGAATGAAAAATCGCTCCCCTTAATACCAATCGTTGACACATAGTGATGTGTGTTTGGGTATTTTTCTGTGATGATACGGATGGCTTCTTTCACAGCTTCGATATTCAAGAACGGCTCACCCATACGAGTGTAGTTGATCTTAAACTCCTTTGCCTTAGTTGGCTCTGCGCCTCCAGCATGACTGATAGCAAATTCAACCTGGTCAACAATTTCGTTAGCAGTAAGGTTGCGATAACGCTTCATGTTTCCGGTTGCGCAAAACTTACAACGAACTGGGCATCCAGACATTGTTGACACACCAATCATCCAGCGTTCTGTGCGGTCTCCAAGCTCATTGTTGTCTAACTTGTTTTGACGTCTGCCTATTGCATCTTTAGTGTAATAAGGCAAGAAAGTGTCTGTGGTCTCAACAAGAAATCCATCTTCTAACTGGAGGCAATATACGACGCCGTTCTTAAATGTTTTCCTTCTTAATTCTTTCATATTTCAATATTAAAGTGATTCCACCGTCCATAACAAATCGTTAGAACTGGGCACACATTGTTTACTTCGTCATCATAATCTGCGGAACATTTCCATAAACTGGAAGCTTGCCGTCCCACTTCTCAATCCACATCTTTTTAAGAATGGCAGGAGTAAGTGATGCAGATTTCAGCTCGTTAGCCTCTCGTTCGGCACGCGCCTGCACAAGCATCTTCTCTGCCTCGGCCTTCTTAACGGCCACCTCATTGAGTGCTCTCTGCGCCTCCTGGATAGCTTTGTTCTTCTGGTTGACAGCTTTCACAATGGAATTAGGATATTTGAGACCAGAAGTAAGCTGCTCAAGCTGGAAGTGTTCTTTGGCGAGTGCGTTACTAAGCTGCGATTCAATAGCACGTTCCACCATATCGCGGTTGCTGACAATCTGATCGGTAGTGTACTTGTTGAGCTGAATACGGAACGCATCTTTTACATAGTTGAATAGTGTGCCATGTATGATGTCGTTAAGATCCTTTCTGTACTTCTTGAACACCTTCGGCGCATTGCCGTCAATCATCTTGAGAGATACCGTCGGGTCAACGGTGAACTCCGAACCATCCTTGGCATTGATGGTAAAAGCGGGATAGTCGATTGTCTGCACGAATGTCGGGTACTCATATACCTCTTCCGTAAATGGATTGTACCACACACGACCGGTAACGAGGCTTACGTCATCAACACCCTTGTCTGAACCATATAGGTTGACAAGAATCCCCTCGGATCCAGCGTCGATACGCTCGCTACAAGAAGTTAAGAACAATGCCGTCATAAGCAGCATAAACACACACATTGATTTAATTTTTCTCATTGTTTTTATTATTTTTAAAAGTGAAACAATTCGTTGCGAAGGACAAAAGCGTCCAAAACAAAAGGACTGCTACGCTAACCAGGTTTGTTGCCGTGTCTGCTTTGCTTACGCCTCTCAAAGAAACACTAACAACGATGAGTGTTGTAACAACCCACGCCACAAAAGCGGCGATTCTCCATTTCCATTTTTTCATTTTTGTTTGTTCTCTAAATTATTACACGTTTCCGTTCTTGCTTCAAGTTGATTGATGATGTTATCAATCGTCTGACCACTGTAATCGATTGTCACCTCTTTCAGGACGGCAATTTGTGCCGTCAGTCTGATATATTCTGAATTTGTCATAACTATTCTTATTTAAGTTCGACAGGCTCATCGGAAAAAGATAACTCTCTTCCGATGAGTTTCTTGATGCTACCTTTTGGAATATCAAAGTATTGATAGGGTCTTTTCCAACCATCTTCCCGTGATACCCACTCATCTTTGAGTTTGTATGGCTTGACTTCATAAATTGTTTCAGAGCCATCTTTATTCTTTACTACCCATGCCATAACTATTCCTCCACTTTTACACCGCAAATACTTCCGTCCATAAAGACACAGTCGTTGAAAAGATACTCATAAGTTTTTATCTTTGGGTCTTTGTCACTTATACAATTAAGTGTGAAGAACTCCTCGGCTTTTTTATCTTTGAACCATCCAAGTGGATTGTGTTCTAACATTTCTTTCCAACACTCTTCTGCGTCCTTAAATGGACGGTATTTGGGTTCTGGCTTTATACGGAAGTCACATGTACTTAGTATGATGGGAAGATGCTGTATGTCATTTTCCTCAAATGTGCACCATTTTTTACCTGCTTTCGTTTTTATCTCAATCGGTTTTCCTTCCGCATACGCTTGTATTATAGGCAGAAGTTCTTTTATTTGTTGTCTGTTCATTGTTAGTCCACTAATTTCTTGATCAATAAATTACTTTTCTTATTAAATGGTTTATAACCACTACGGAGATACCAATCAAGAACAAATCTATCAGATTCGTCTTTGTTAAATTCCAATCCGATTGTCTTCACTCCATTCAACTTAGCCTGTTGTTCTGCGAGTTGTAATAGGCTTTTTGCAACACCATTTCTTCTATGATTATTATCTACAAAGAGGTTATATATTAGAGCATCAGCTTTGCCGGAAATATCACTAACATATAATGGAATGGATATTTGAACTGAACCAAAATTTTCTTCATCAATTATTAAAATTCTGATTTCGTCCTTCCACGTCTGCTTTTGTATTATCTTTTTGTCTATCATTTGTTTTCAAACAATTCTGAATTGTCATGTATGTTACCTATCACTTTTACCTTCATGTACGGCCAAGCAATCAAATGTGACCACATGCGAGGATCGTCATTCTTAGCACCAATGAGACGAGCAACATAAGCTGCTGCTCTGACAGAGTATTCGATGACGTATTCGAGCTCTCTATCATCGTAAAAATGCACTATGTCTCCCTCGGAAATTAAATTGCTATTATAGTCAGCAAAGCCAATGTGCTCCCCGATAGTGTTTTCATCAACTTCATAGTATGTTCCAGCTAATCCGTTGTGTATATATACTTTTTCATCTAAATGAACGAGGTCTCCAAAGACCCATTCTTTGTCAGATGCTCTTTTTGCCCTAAACAAATAATCTTTACTCATAATGCATGGCATAATTGCAAAAGGTTCTAAGAACTCATATCTTGGAACATTAATCGGATCTTCCATCATACTGCACTGAATTGTGATATTATTACTTTTTAAACTTCTCAAAATAGAACACCACGGGGTTGTCGAAGTGTTCCTCCACAAGGCCATAGGCCAGCGACATCCTCATTTGGAACTTCGCTGATCCGCTCAGCAACCCCTCGGCCTGCTGCTTGATTGCGGCCCTAAACTCTTCGAGCCGCATTGTGCCCTTTCTGAAATTGCAAGCCCTGCAAGAGGGCATGTAGTTTGGAAGGGCATCCTCGCCATGAACCACCACGCTCTTGCCCGTCTCTTCGTCGTAGCGGGCATAGCCGCCACGATTCTTTGCCACAAGGTGGTCCACCTGCATCTCATCGTACTTGATAGGCTTGCCACAATAGGCGCAATGACCATCGTACTTGTTATAGACCTTTATGCGAACTTCTTTCTTCATCTAACAAAACATGAGTGAGTGATATTTGCATTTATATTTCAAACCCTGCATCAATACCCATAGCCCAAAGGATGTGCTGAAACTCGTGTACATACTTGATTTGTCGTATCATAACGGAATCTGAAAGTCCTTCAACCTTGATAAACACCACCCATCCGTAACTTCTGCGTTCGATATAGAAATATCGGCAAAAGTTTCCTTGCAAACCACCAAGATACTTGATGTAGCTTTTTTGGGGCTCTTCGGAATCAAACCCATTTTTTTCGAGAATTGCTGGTGTAAGTGGAATACCTTCAATATGACTGCACCATACTCCCAGTGACCCGTCATCAGTACCATCGACACAACTTAGAGTAACGCACCCTTTCTTTTCCTTACGAGTTCGTTCGGAATTTACCTGAGTTACGATACACACAGAACCTTCGGGAAACATACAATCACGACATACCCTTACGATGTCGCCTATTTTGATGTCTTCTGCTTTAATCATATCTCTTATTTTTGTATTTTAAACGATAGAATCTCCATTCTCGCCCAAGTCTCATTGTGTCGCGCGAGAGTGTGAAAGACTTGCATTTTTCGCAGATTTCAAAACTACATTTTCCAAGTTCATCTACGAAATGAAGTGTGTATTGTGGTTGTCGTGCGCATATAAAATATGTGCGAGTAATATGGTAGCCACAATATGGAACTTGCTCCTTATAGGACTTGTTATGTGCGCATAGACGTGCAACGCATCTATATTTTTTCCTTTGCCTTCTATTCATTGTTGCTTCTGTTAGTTAATACTTTCTCCTATTCTCTTTCGCAAGTCTTCTTTCGTATGCTCTGCGTTGCTGGCGTGTCATTCCAATAAGGCTTTCGAATGTTTCGCTTTGGCGATGTTCTTCTTGGGGTGTTATCTTTGCCTCATTGTCACATACATCCTTTTTCATTTCATTCAAAAACTCTTCTGAGACAATCTGCTGCTCCGCATACATATTGCGAAGTTGTTTCATATATTCTAAATCCATACTTTTTTCTGTTTAGTATGTGTTTTACAAGAAAACCTTGTTGTAAAGGTCGGCGAATTGCTTGCCAAATTGTTCTGCACGCTCGGACGATTTGAAGCAAAGCCGAAAACCGATATACGCACTCGCATACGTAGTCGTGCTACCCGTATGCGCGAACACGAACCCCGCAGCATCCGCGTCATACTTGAACCACGGAAACCACTTGTCTTGATTCCAATCCGAGAAATAGGGTACAAATCCATCTTCCTTGTTCCAAGCCCGTGCGATAGTGAACAACTTGTTCAAGGCAATCAACGCCTCAGCGTGCTTGGGGTTGATTTCGTGCACAAAGTGCGAGACTTTTGAAATACTGAGTGCGTCTTCCCCAGTCAACCAACTTGCTGCTCTAAAACCATCGTCCGTCTCCAAGCCAAGGGCCTTTCTTGCGCTCTCAAAGTCCGCGATTACTTCGTTAACTTGTTTTATTCGCTCTAATTCTAAGGTCTCTGTATTCCATCTATATCCAGCTTTTTCTATTGCGGCAAATAACTTTGTCTTTACTTCTTCTGTTGCTGGAATATAAAATTTAGTCGTCCAAAGGTTGTTACTATGACTAATTCTTAAATGTTCAGCCTCGTCAATACCACATATAAATCCAGGACAAGAAACAGTAATTTTTCCGCTGGCAATAAAGGGCGATTTACCATCTATTGACATCATAATATCTCCCTTTTTTATTGGTAATCTAAAATCTTCCCAGCTTCTTTGATTTTTAGATGGAAATAAGATACATTCTCCCTTATCTTCGTAAAGTCGACCTTCTTTTGTCAAAGATTCCTTTTGATCATATATGTTAATACAAATAGAATATTTCTTTTCTTTATATATATATAATTCAAGTTTCGCAAGTTCCTTAGCTTGCTATTTTTAGTTCATAAATCTGTATAAAATGCTGAAGTTTATCAGAA